TTGACGTTCTAGGTCTACGCGGTGGGTTACCGCATAAATCATTCTAGATACTTTATTTATCCTTGGCTCAGCATAGCCATCAGTTCCAACTTTCCTACTATAGACAAGACTCTGTTTATTCCATCTATTTCTGTTTGAGCGTTTTCTAGATAAATCTTACGGCGTGTCTGCCTATAATATACTAAGGCTATGCTGTGATTTTTAATATGCTCTTCTGTGATTTTTTCTATCTGTGCCACATCGTGTCGAAACATAGGAAATCTTTTAGATAATTTGTTGATATATTGTCTAAGTTCTGTAAAATCTTTTTCAGTATGGATTTCCATACTGATATTTACATCAAACAAAAAGCCCCTTGCGGGGCTTTTTGAAACATAAAAAATATGTTTGTACCTTTGATTAGGTGAATGAACTGTTAGCGATAGTTACAGTACCTAGGTAGTCAGCAGCGTTACCTAGAGATGATGCTGTGTTTGTTAACTCAACATATCCGTAACGTGTCATAAAGCTAACTACTGGTTCGAAGGTTGATGGATCAAGCACAACACCACTGCTCATCAATGGAATATATGGGCAATAGAATGCTGCTGCATCAGATTCGCTAGAACCTTTGTAACCAACTAGAACTGTGTCGTTCTCTGCATATGTGTTAACATAGATCTTCATAGCAGAATTCAATGTACCAACAAACTTGGTGTTTGTAGGTGCTTCGAATGTGCCTTCTGTGGTACGAGCAAATGCGCTTGTAGTAGCAGATTGAAGAATTGTCAATGCCAGCGGGCTAACAACTGCCCAGTTACCAGCACCACGACGTGTACGCTGAGCGATCACGTTGCTAACACGATTGATAGCAACAGCAAGGGCAGCATGCTCATCACCAACGAATGTAGCAGTACCAGAAACTTGCAATTGGTCATAAGCCACTTGGTTCTGAGATCCTGCTAGAGTCGCTAAACTGCGTAGGACTTCTTGATCAACTTCAGCAGTGATTTCTTGTGCTAGAGCAGCCATAATTTCTGCTTCGATGTCGATGCCTTGTTGGGCTTGTGCATCTTGGGCAGCTTCAAACGTCCAACGAGCAGACAATTTACGTGTCTTGGCTTCGACTGTCTGTTTCAAGATCTGGATGCTTAGTCTGTTACCAGCGACGCCTTCTTTTGCTGCTGTGGCATCGGCTTTACCAGGCGAAACACCGGAATAGCCCTCAGCGATCTTGAATGGGCTTAGTGCTTCTTCACCGGCCGTGGTAGAACCACCAGCACCGCCGCTGAATGTATCAGAATAGCGAACACGTAGAGTATGGATCTGACCAACTGGACCAGTCATTGGCTGAACGCCAACTAGTTCATTAGCGATGACCGTGGGCATCACACGTCTGATCACTGGAAGGATCACACGATTTAGGGTTGCAACGTTGCCAGCGGATGTAGCACCAGCGGTAGCACTTTCTGCGAGATACTTGCGGGTATTCTCTAGAGTAGCTGCCATCACTGTACGCTTGTTACCTTGTAGACCTTCTAACAGGGCCTCTTTGGTTTCCGACCAGCGTGACTCGAGTAGTTGTGACATTATAGTTCTCCTTAAACTTTTAGTCCCGCAAGCCTGCGGATGTCAAATATCTCAGCAGTTTTTTCTTCGCTGCTGAATTGTTGTGCCTGTTGTTTATCGCCTGTGATTTCTTTGCCTTCTGTCAGTGCTTTTTTCGCTGGTACACCTCCATCCATGACGGCTGGTAAGTACTTGTCAAAAGCGCCTCGTAGTTTTTCTGTTTGAACCGATTCAAGCAATTCTTTCATGACCGATCGTTTGTCGCCTGTTAAGGGGCCTAGCAATTCGTTCATTACTTCTTTGCGAGAAGCCATGTCTTTCATAACACGGATTTCTTGTTCTCGATTTTCGACTAATTTTTGTGTTTCTGCAACAATCTTTGCTGCTTCTTCTAATTCTGCTTCTTTGGTTTTTACGACCTGTAAAAGTTTAGCAGTCTCAGATTTTTCATTTAAGTGGCTTGCAGCATATTCGCTGGCAAAACTTTCAAAAATCCTGCGACCAAAGTCATTTCTTCGAGCTGCTTCTATGTCTTCGCGTAACTGTACCATCTCAGAACGCAGTCCTTTTGCGACTGTTTCTTGGACGATCTTAGCAGAACGCTGGACGAACTCTTTCTTGATCTGTTCAAACTTAGCCTTTGATTCACGCACTAATCGTACCTTAGTTTCGGCTAAGTCTTTCTTATCGGTATGGAATTCTGCGATTTCTTTCGCTAGGGCATCCACGATGAAAGATTCTAGTTTAGCAACATTATCTGCGACTGCTTTGCGATCTTCGTGTAATTCTGCAAGTTCCTTCTTAAGATTTTGAAGAACGAATGATTCCATTGCTTTAGAATCGTTTTTCATTTTCTTAGCATACTTGGCTCTAGCCTCGATCAATCCTTGACGATCTTCTGCAAGTTCAGATAACTCTGCTTGTAGACGATCACTCAGCATCGATTCGACAGCTTCCACCATTGCAGTCTTGTCGTGTTCGTATTTTTGTGCGAACTCTTCACGTAGTTCAGCAGTGACTTGGTCACGGTTTTCTTGAATTCTACTTTGCCAAGCAGATTCAATCTCCGATTTCATTTCCTCGGAAATCACATTGTTTTCAAACAACTGTTTTACGAAATCTAGCATGTGATTCTCCTTTTATTTGAGTCCTGAAATAATCCGTTTCAGGCTCTCTGCTATGTATTTCTGTGCCTTAGGGTCGCCTTGAACTTCATTTGCTGTTAAAAATGCCTGGTAGCCTCCTTTGGTGTTCATGAGGCCTTCATATACTGGTGTTGGATAGGCGCCCGGGGCGGAAGGTTGTGCTACTACATCGACGGTAATGATTTCAAAATCTTTAACATTACCACTTCCGTCGACTTCTCCGGAACCTCTGCTCGATACGCCTAACTTGACTCCCGACTCTAACATGGTCTGAATCAATTGACCCATTGGAGTGGGGAGGATTTTAAGTTTTCCGTAGCCGTTAGGACCATCCATCCACATCTTGGTAATCATATGACTAACACGATCTAGATTGATTTTCAAATCCTGCGGGTGATCAACTTCACCTAGCACGGAGTATCCGCCAGCGATCTGCTCGTTGAGCGTTTTGACAGCCTTGCCAATTTCTTGAGAAGAATAAACACGTTGGTTTTGATTTCTGATATCCCCTTGGATACAGATACCGTTCAGGTGAAGCGTTTTACCGCCCCCCTGTTCTTCTTCGCTCTCCAATACAATCTTGGCCTGGTCGAAACTCAGATGTTCTGATAGGTAGTTTTTCACCTTGGCGTCCTATTACCTACGACCACGGAAAAGGCTTTGCTTGTTATCAGCTTGTTCAGCAGCACCTTTCTTTTCGGCGCCATGTCCAGGCTCTTTCTTGCTGAAAGCATTACCTGCTTTACCGCCCGGAACATTGATGTTGCCAGCATTGTCTTCTTTTGGATTCTGATCGGTTAGAGCGGAACCTTTGATTTTTCTACCGGCCCCAACTTCACCATCATTTGCTGTGTCTCCGCGAACGATGTTAGCAGTAGTGCCGCCCATGTCGTTCTTACCTGCTACGATAGATTTGGTGTTAGCACCGTTGTCGCCCATTTTAGCGTTTCCGACTTTTTCTACGTATTCACGTACTGTGGCTAATTCTGGATCGATCGCATCTTTCATGTCGTCGCCCATGTCGTCGCCCATGTCGTCGCCACCTTTAAGTGCATCAAATTTGGCCTGTAATTCATCGACTATTGATTCTAAATCTTGGAAAAGTTCATCGTCAGATCTTTCTTCTCCTTCCTCGTCATCCCCCAGGCCACCGGCTAGATCGTCTGTAGGATCGCCTGGTTTTAGATCCATTTCGTCATCGCCTTCAACAGCGATATCTTCGAACTCTTCGTCCATTTTTTCGTCGTCTTTGTCTTCATCAGAAGCTTCGTCAACTTTGTCGTCTTCTGCATCTTCATCTTTAGCAGCTTCGTCCATTTCTTCGTCTTCTTCGGCGATTTCGCTTTCGATTAATTCTTCATAGATCTCACGAGATTTCGCAACAACATACTCGTGGAATAATTCTTCTGCTTTGGCCTGGTCTTCGTTGACCAGACGCTCGAGCATCTGCTCGATCAGTGATTTGTCTGCCATGATAGATTCTCCTTCAAGATGGTTAGGCTGTGTTTTATTTACTGCGTAGATAAAAAAATAGGGTTAAACGATTGTTTTTTGGAGGTTTTCGGTGACATTAACGCAATCTATAAATCTGTTACCGAATTCATCGTAGGTCATATGTTTGAGATTTTGCAGTTGTACTCCCAGTTGATCTGGTATGAAATCTCCCGGATTGATCACTCTATAAAATTTAATATTTTTATATTCGCGTATGGTCTTTTCCGTCTGACTCAACCAATTTCCATGAAACGTGGCTACGTCAGAACTTTTTTTATAGTTGTATGTATCAGCATAGACATTATTAAATCGACCGTTGGCTCCTGAATAATCAAACCCAAAAATAAAGATTTCTTTATATCCATGGCCGCAGGCTAACCATAAGGCAGTAGGACCCGAACTCCAACCTTTATGCGGATTAAAAAAATTCAAATAGTGTTTAGTGCCGATACCTTTATTAGGATTAGTCCAGACGGTGTGTGATTTATGGTAACCCGACGCTACTATTTCGTTGACCATTTTAACATCGACTGCTACCAGGTAATGAGGTTCGAATTCTCGATAGATGGCATTGCAGGCATATACAGTACCTTTATCCAGCAAGTTGTTGTGTTTTAGTGAAAGCCTGCTAGTTCCGTTTCCAAGTACAAATGCAGGTTTACTCGGCAGGTGCTGCTTCAACTGGTGTTCCGTACATCTGTTTAACGAACTCTAATTCGCTTTCTCTTTCATATTCGTGTGCCTCTGATTGCATACGGAGTTTATTGATCTGTCGTAGAGTTAATCGGGTTTTTCTAGTATCACTGCGTTTTAATACTGATTTGTCTTCGCTGTTGTCGTAACGACGATCGACAGCAAAGTCGTTGGTATTGTTGTTAAAATAAAAGAATTCGCACAGAAGCATAGTGTATTTATTCTTATTAGGCAGGTGTAGGTGATTGTCCTGCAGGAGCGGCTGTTTCTCCCGCGGCACCTTGATCTGCTGCAGCGGCCATGTCTGCAGGTGCCTCGGCGTTTTGATCGGTCATATCTCCTTGTATATCACCCGGAGTGATGCCTGCTCCTCTCATTTGTGCGCCTGCATCTAGAGCAGGTTTCAATTTGGCTCCATTTTCTTCTTTCCATAGACGCTCGTTTTCTGTGATTTCTTCTTGCGTTATACCTAAGAAACGCTTCATAGCGAAACGTTTGCTGATATACGGAACTTCCATGAGTTGCGTGAACGTAGCTACTCTAGCGGTATCTAATTCGCTTTGCCTGTAGGCTGCGAAATTCTGTGGAGGATTGAATTTCAACTCAAAGAGGCTGCTATCGATATTGACACCATTGTTTTTTAACCACATTTTAAATTCTAGATCAAACACTTCGACGAGCATACTCTGTAATCTTTCGCAGTATTTGTTGAATCTCAATTCTTGGATATAAGCAGTTCCTACTTTGCCGTCGGCCAGAGTATTGGCCTGCTCATCGATGGCAGTGGGTAGATAAGAACTGGGAATCCGTAATGCTCTAAATAATTTGTTGGTAAAGTATCTAAGATCTGTGATTTCTCCTAGATTAGTACCTCCTGGTAGTGTTTCAACTTTAGATCCGCGACCTTCTGCTGTCTGTGGAAAGAAGTAGTCTTCGTTCACGCTCAATGGATTATAACTGGCATCTATCATACTCTGACCGCCGCCAGTAGACGACGGAATTCTTCGTTGTTGTATTTCGTTTTTCACACGTTCAACGAATGCCATGGCCATGTGCGCAGGCATGTTACCTACGTCTACATAGAATATCCTACGCTCCGGAGCACGCTGTATTCGATAGATGATGATGGCATCTTCTAACAGTTCTTTCTGCTTGTAGACTTTGAACACGGATTCTAGTAGGCTGTTACCAAAAGGATAGTTGTTGTCTAGACCTTCTGACATGGATATATGGACTATGTGTTTGGCATCCACAGTGATTTCGTTTGTAGCATTTTGAAATCTAGTGCCTGCGGGCCTAGCAGCATCGCCCACGAATCCTCGACCAAATCCTCCACCTGATGTATAGGAGCTCGTGCCGCTGGGCGCGGTATTCGTAGTGCCATGTGGTGTAGTGGCTATCATGTCTTTGAAATTAAAATTGATGTCTCTTACTGTATATTGTTCAGGTATCTTGCCTTCGCTTTCATTGACGATAATTTTACTGACTTTGGCAGCGTCTACATGCAACCATTTTAGTGTCTGGGGATCTCTGATAAAAAAACAGTCTCCGTATTTGAAAGCATTCCTTACTATGCGGAATATCCTAGTTTCAAACTGCTGCTGTTTACACCATTTCTGTAGGCTTTCTTTGATCAATTTAACTTCTGTAGACGTCGGCTGTCCTCGGAAAAAAGTATGGAATGGCGTGGCGTTTTCTTTGTCTTTCTGTGTGCAGAATTCTGTTAATATATCTAATGCGGCATTTACTTCCGAATCCATATCCATGGTATCATACTGCATATATCTTTCTACACGATTTGGTGCACCAGCATATACGTCTGGTAAGAATGAACTGTAATTTGCGCGAGCAGGTCCTGGTCTTCCACCGCCGCTGATCGGGCTCAACGATCGATTTTCGTTGTTAACTTGTACAGGAGTGAAATACTTTTTCCAAGACATATTTATTTTTCCTTTAGGCCGCGACCCAGGCTGTGACTTCGCCTGCTGATGCTTTAGCAGCCCTTAGTTGGCTGTCTCTCGTATCATTTGCTCTTCTATTCAGTGCTATCAGAGTCTCCATCTTTGTATTTAATCTCGTATCATTTGCTCTTCTATTCAGTGCTATCAGAGTCTCCATCTTTGTATTTAAACTAGCCAGCAGAGTTATGGGATCTTCTTGGGTTTGTGCAGGTGCCCGTGCAGTTTGGGTAGGAGTAGTCGTTGGAGTAGTTGAGGGTGTAGGTGCCTGTGCTAACGCAGTTTGGGCTGCGGTCGCTGTCGGGGTCGCTGATGCTCCTCTTGGCAAAGATCCCCGTGCCATTTGAGCACGTTGGCCTCCTCGGCCTAGTGCTTGGGCGACCTGTGTTTCAGGAGTGGTCGGCATTCCGACCATGCCAAGAGCCAATTGCTGTTCTTGTGCGAATCTATTCATCACGCTCTGTTGGACATCGGCGGTACTAGATCCAAATTTAGTAGAACGCTCAGCATATATGGCCTTGATGAGATCCTGCTCGGTCATTCCTTCTTTGTAAACTTTGTTGAATATGCTGCCTGCGCCACCACCACCATGCTGCACAGAAGTCGACCACATGACTTCTTGCAGGGCTTTGCTTTTGCCGATCATATCCTGTAGATTTTTATCTTGTACTTTTCCTACGCCAACATCATAATGTGTTTTTTTGATAAACTCGTGTTCGGATTCGGCTAGTTTTCCTTCTCCTGCTAGTTTTTTCCATTCTTGTGCGAATGCGCCATCTTTGCCCGAATCTGCTGGACCAGCTTTAGATAATCTTTCAAAGGCCTCTGGATTAGTGGCCTTGAGATGTTGCATGAACTTGTCCATGGTACCAGTTTTCGTGGCTATCTGATACTTGCCGAAACTGGTCCCTCCAGTCGAATCCCATCCTACAGCAGCACTTCCGGCTCTTCCTGATTCAAATTTGGCTGCCATTCCTCCTAGACCAGGTGCCACGGCTGCTGCCCCTGGTTGTTGTGCTGCTCCTTGCTGTCTGCGCATAGCGCTTTCAAACATCTTCTGCGGAGTACTTAGATCTAGCCGACCAGTAGGAGTCGTTGGAGCAGCAGTTGATGCTCCTCCCGCCCCTCCAGCCCCTCCAGCCTGTCGAGCCGCGTTTTCTTTTTCCTGGAGTTCTATGCCTTCTTTGGTAGCTTTGTCTTCTTCTTCCTTTATTCCTCTTTCCGCACGCTTATCTTTTCTGCGCTGATCTCTGGCTTTTTCTTTTTCGTCTAATTCTTCTCTTTCTAATTTAAGAGCCCTTTGTGCCTGTTTGACTTTTTTGTTTATATCAGAAGCGTCTGGAGTAAGTTTATCTATTAACCAAAGAAATCCTTCCGAGACCGTTAATAAAATTCTTTTAAAAGCGTCTCCTGTGGCTTCAAGCACATCTCCTACAGTAAATCCTGCATCGTACAAAAGTTTGAATGCGGCAATTAATGCAATTATTGGCACAGCGATTTTCAAAAATGGTAGTGAAGCGATTAACACACCGGCTGCTAATTTGAACAATGCTGCGCTAGCAGTTATTGCTCCTGCAAGTATTTTTGCTACGAATCCTTTCGTCGCTATCACTGCTTTTGTCTTAGCCAGTGTTTCTAAATTAGTGTAAAAAGTGAGAGCCTCCATGGCTATTTTATTTGCAATCATAACCCCGACTAAACCTGCTAATACCAATCCTACTGTTTCGATGTGAGTCACTAAGAACTGAACTATAGGTATTACGACAGTTTGAACAAATCCAACAAATTTCTGAAACACTGTCATGAAAGTTTCTAACAATCCGCTGTTGACTAAAAAAATTGAAAATGAGTTACTGATCTGGGCTATCTGTTCTTTGAATCCTTTTATCCTAGCAGCAGTCGAATCGTTCGCTGCTTTAGCAGCCCTGGCCGCTTCGTCCTGTACCTGTGCTATATTTTTTTCTCTGGCTGCTACATCGTCTATGGCTGTGAAAACTCCCATTGCATATTTGTCGCCGTGAAGTCTCATGTTCTCTGCCAAATTACTATCTGCTACACGTTTGGCTTCTGATTGTATAGATTCGTTTAATGCTCGATTATTTTCTTTGGTAAACTTACCGGTCTGTCGTATCTGTGCATTCATCTGCATAAATGCACGACCAGAATCTGGTAGATATTGCAGTGCTGCTTTACCCGCTTCTGTTGTTGCTGTTCCTGTGGCTATTACTTCTTTGGCACCTTCTTGTAGTTCCGGTGGCAGAGTCTGTAAGAAAGCCATCAGTTCTTCTTGACTAGCAGCATCCATTTTTCTCAAAGTATTACGTATCTGCGAATCCTTCATCATCTTGGCACGTTGATCTTCGAGATCTTTTTTGTTCAGACCTGTGAGTTTTGACACCGCATCTAGATTCTGTAGATACTGTCCAGTTTGCGCTACTAACTGACTGTTAGACATTCCCTGCAGAGCACCAGTCTTGGCCATAACACCGCCGTATTTGGCCATGCTTTCGTTGATCTGTTCAGTGGTGTAGCCCAGCGCGGCCAATTGAGAATTTAATGGTGACTTTCTGATCTCTTTGCCTAACTGTGCTAGGCGCTTGGCTCCTTCTTCGGTGCTGCCACCCAGCAGCGCTAGATCCTGCCCAGTCCTAGAAACTATGCCTGACAATTGATTAAATGTAAGGCCCGCACCAGATGCGGCATTGACCATGGCTGTGATGCTGCCGCCAAAATTAGCACCTACGCTAGCGGCTTCATTGAAGGACTTGTAGGTACGCTCAGCAGCATCGGCGGCCGCTCCAAACACTGCAGCCAGTGTACCGCCTACGATAGGAATAGCACTCAATGACGACGCTGCAGCAGTCAGAGAATCTTCCATTTTGCTGAGAGTACTGATCACGTTGGCCATGCCTGTGACTAGATTAGTGAAGCCCCCCACTACAGTTCTAGTAATCTCTCCTAATGCTGCAGCCTGCTTAATTTCTTCTTCTTTTTTCTTTTTTAGGTCATTTTGTTTTTTGATCGCCTCTTTTTGTTCCTTGGTAAGTTTTTGTGATTGTTCAGCCAGTGCTCGGAGTTTTTTTTCTACATCTTTCTGTGCTTTGCCGCCTTTGCCGGTCACGCCCTGTCGCAAGATCGCCGCGAGGATCTCTTTCAGAGTCGCTTCTGTAGATGCATTGTTTAATTGGATCGGTTGACCGCCAAGGTCGCCAGTTACTTCTGCCATTTAATAAAAACCTCGAAAACTACGCACATAAATATATGCACAGATATTATATTTATCGGAGAAAAACATGTCACAACAACAGATGAATCCAATCGCTACCGCGGTCAAAACCGCAGGAAATCCTTTGGCCAATTATTTCAGGCAACCTAAAATTTTTATCAAATTGCCTAGCCAAGGACGATTTTATCCCGAAGGATCTCTAGATCGCAGTGCCATCGAAGAATATCCTGTGTTCGCTATGACTGCCAAAGATGAACTGATGTTCAAAACTCCGGACGCACTGATGAATGGTCAGGCCACAGTCAGCGTACTTAAAAGTTGTATTCCTGCGATCAAAGATCCATGGCAGATGCCTAGCCTGGATCTCGATGCTTGTCTAGTTGCTATCCGCATAGCCACCTACGGTGATAACATGGATGTCACCGCTACCTGTCCTAACTGCCAAACATCGAACGATTTTGTGATGAGTTTGATCGGATATCTCGATTCCGTTTCTCAATTCGTCTATGAAGATACTTTAAATATCGGACCGTTGATCATAAACATACGTCCATATTCTTATAGAGAAATATCAAAAACCGCTATAAAGACTCTAGAACAACAGAAAATATTTGCCATAGTCAATGACGAAAACATGAGCGACGAAGAAAAACTAGAAAGATTCGGCTCTAGTTTCCTAAAACTCACAGAGATGACCGTAGATGTGATCTGTGGCTGCATCGAAAGTATCGCTACACCAGAAGGTACGGTCACTGACAAAGACATCATAAAAAACTTCATAGAAAATACCACCAGCGAAATTTTCAATGCTATCAAAGATCATGTGGATAATATGAAAGACGCTATGAAATTGCAATCACAGCAGGTTAAGTGTTCTAATTGCAGCCATGAATGGAAAGTCAATCTAGAATTGGATCAGACAAATTTTTTCGGCAAAGGGTCTTAACTCAGTCTCTGGTTGAGATCCAAGAATATGTCAGGCAACTAGAGAAAGAAGAACGAGACATCAAGAAAGATATACTAAAGATCTGTTGGTATATGCGAGGTATGGGATATCAAGAAGCATTGATGTTAAGCTATGACGAGCGCATGATCGTCGGAGAGATAATCAAAGAAAATCTAGAAACTACTAAAAAGACCAAATTGCCTTTCTTTTAGCCTTTGGGTTCTATTAGTTTTTGAACCATCTGATATACCTGCATGCCGGCCTTGACGATTTCGTCTGCTAGAGCGTTTATGTCGATTTCCTGTTCTGTGAGTTCTTGGATTTTCATAAGGTCTTCTGTGTAATTAATTTGTGCAGTTCTGCACGTTGTTCTAGATTAAGCTGATTTATTTTGTCTATGATCGGTCTAGGTACTGTACCGCTGCTGTCTTGTATGGGCGGACGACTGTTTGGATCAGCACTGGTATTACCTGTATTAAATGCTTTAACCAGTGCTTTGGCGTGATCAGCATCAGGCACAGCCTGCTGCACCGTGCCAACTGCTTTGCCTGCGGTCTTGCCCACTGCCTGTGCGGCCTGTCCAACTTTGGTTCCTAGTTTGGCCATCAGTCCTGCTTCATCAATATGTTCGACTATAGATCGTCCTCTTCTGATAATACTGTCACTGGTTGGGCCTATAAGTCTTTCACGATCAGCATCAATCTCTGCTTGACTAGGTGCTGCCGGTTTTTTACGACCCTTAGTTTTCGTAAGTGCGGGTTCTGCTGCGGGTGTCGCTGAAGGTGGTTCTCCTTTAGGCGTTGGATTTTTCTTAGGAACTCCTGTAAAAGTAGGTTTACCTGGAGCACCTTTGGTAGTTCCTGTTTGTGCGACAGGTTGTTTAGTAGTCTGCTGAGACAGAGACGATTTTACTTTTGGATCAGATTGTAATGCCGCTAAAATCTGTTTTTGATCTTCTGGTTGTAGTGCGGCTATGGCTTTCTGTGCTTGAGCATACTGTGTGTCGTTAGCAGATGCTGTGGATCCCATCTTAGGTTCAATTCTTCCTTGAGAATCTGCAGGTCCGGCCGCAACAGGTTGAGGTTTGGTTTTAGGTGTACCTGGTTTGCCTGCTGCACCTGCTGCTCCATCTTGGCCTGCTGCACCTGCTGCTCCATCTTGGCCTGCTGCACCTGCTGCTCCATCTTGGCCTGCGGCACCAGCGGCACCTGGTTTGCCTGCTGCACCTGCTGCTCCATCTTGGCCTGCGGCACCAGCGGCACCTGGTTTGCCTGCTGCACCTGCTGCTCCATCTTGGCCTGCGGCAGCAGCAGGGGTAGTACCCGTGTTAGGATCTTTGGGATTGGCTAATGTCTGTGTTCCAGGTTTGGCTGCTCCTGCTGTAGAACCTGCAGCAGGTTTCGCCGCTGGAGCACTTCCAGTAGCAGTCGTCCCAGGCCCTGCTGCAGGCGATGGTGCGTCGTCTCCTGCAGCACCTACCTGCGCTTTACCGGCCTGATAACCTTTTTTAACAGCAGATCCTATACCTGCGATGCCGCCTGCTACTGCACCAACACCTTTGGCCAATGTGCCAACACCTTTACCGATGGCTGATCCTAGTTTGTTTAGGAGAGGTCCTTCCTGCAGTTGTGATTCTATCAATATCTCGTTGATCTTCATTAGGCTACCTTGAGTTGTTTGGTCATGTAATTAATTAATCTTACCTTACGATCCGTAGGCAATTTAGCGATCATCTGTTTAACGGTTTCTATGTCTACAGTACCTGCATGATCGGCAGCACCAGGTGCTGGTAATTTTAATTGTGAGTACACAGATGATATCACTGTGTCGGCGACACCTTGTGCTTTGAGTAGGTCTGCTATAGCATTGCTGTCCATGGGACTGCCTGCACTCTTCCAGGCCGATGTTAGTTTGTCTGCGGTTACTTTGGTAGTGAGATTCTTGCCTTTGGTCTTGACCCAGTCCATGCCTTTGCTGGCCGCGCCCTTGATAGCGTCCCAAGGTCCTTCGAAGATCAGTCCTTCTGCCAGCATCTGTTGATTTTTCGCACAGACACGATTGATGACCATGTAGACTTGACCTTCGCTGAGTTTGCGTCCAGGATAGGTCCGGCTTTCTGCGGGACGCTTGATGCGTGGTCTCAATCGCAGAGGTTGTTCTGCAGCCTGATCTGGAGGTACTGTGTCTCCGGCGCCAATTTCTCCCTTGAGCAAGGCTGCACGAGCTTTCATTGCCGCGGCTCGCCTGCTTTCTGGGTTGTCTCCCCATCGTTCAATTTCTGCTTTGTATGCTGGGTGGCTCTGGATCTGATCGCTGGTCACACCTTTGAGAGTACCTGTGGTAGTGGTAGTACCATCGGGTGCTGTGGTAGTCTGCACATCAGATGCAGGCATGCGTGTTTTGTTAGCGAACGGTCTCGTTTTGCCTGCTTCTTCAGGTGGTACTGGATCAGTGGCGCCTAGATTGATCTTGCTCTGCCCGCCATTCTGAGCCTGCCAATCTAGAGCGGCTTGAGCATCACTTGCAGATATCTTTGGTCTAGATATTTCTCCGTCTACTACTCCCTGCAGATAATCGGGACTAAATGTAGCGCCTTTGGGCATCGAGGATGAAGCATCTGCGGCTTTGGACACAGCATCTCCCGCATCAAAATCCGGCGCTTTAATGCCACCACCGGCAGGAACATCTGAAATCGATGCTGCCATGTCAGCGGCAGATGTTCCTGCGCTTTGAGCAGCACCTTTGGCAGCACCGCTGGACACTGACCTAGCAGCATCAGCGGCCTGATCGGCGATACGTTCTACAGTCTGCACAGACAGTTTACCACCTACATTAGTGCCTACACCTGCTTTTTCCATGGCCATGGCCGCAGCGTCTGCTAGTTCGTTAGGTCTAGTTACTCCCGATTTCAATGCATCTTCTACAGCTCGATCTGCGATAGATCTTGCTTGATCTCTCAGTGCTCCGGCAGACATATTTGTAAGTTGATCTCTAGCGGCTCCAGCAGCCGTGGATGGATCAAACGGATTGCCCATGCCTTTAGGCACGGCAATTACACTGTCGTTTGAGGGATGCAGGTAATAATCATAATTTTCAAAATCACGTTTGACCGCTTGCCACGCTGCAGAATCTTCAGGACTGACTGGGATCTGTTCTCCTGGTTTGGCTCCTTTAATCAGATCTCCTAACTTAGAAGCAGCAAATGCCAGGGCGCCTGCCTTGACACCTGAATAGGCCGCTGACGAAAAGCGTTTACCTTGCAAGAGTTGATCCGCCATCTTGAGCAGACCCAGCGCCGCAGCACCACCTATGCCAGCACCCGTGATACCTGCCAGTGCGATCAATGTAGCATAGATAGCGCCCTGCGCGATAGGGTGTTTTTTGGCAAAGTCACGATATTTTTGTACCCATTTATTGACCTGCCCATTGAATTCTGGTTCAGCGGCTCCCATGCCTATCTTGCTGAGCGCATCGCTGACTTTCTGATCGAACCCTTTGACAGGACCCGAATCCTGCATCTTTGTTTTGAGATCTTCCCAGGCCTTGTTGACCGCCGACACAGCGTCTTTGCCTTTGCCTAGCATAGTTCTATTGTCGCCAGCGGCAGTGGCTCCGGCTTCGATCTCTTTGAACAGATTCTGTATTTGATCAGCGGTCAGTGCTGCTTCTCGCAGTTCGTGACCTGCGGTTTCCCATAACATCGCCGAAGTTCTGTCAGAATCACCTAGACCTTCGTATAGATAATTTCGTTTTAGTTGAGGCTCTAGATGCATTAATCTCATGTGACGAATCCAAAGAATATAGTTTATTTATTGTAAAAACGAGCATACGCTCGTTTGCGTTTTCGCTCGCGCTCAACGCACTTTCTTTTCTTTTAATTATTTCGATATTAGACGTAATAATTTTTTTGCGCGAAGCGCAAAGTTAGTATTATCCAGATCGTCCAGTCACACTTAGCCCAACCTAGGGCTAAGAAGCATTATCCGAGTCGCATACGGTCACACAGCAGTAGAGCATTACAGAGGCGGTTGTCCGGTACCTCGAGCTCCGTCTTATCACAACGGCGGCCTACAAATATCTGCTATCATACCTGTAGACGTGGGGTTTTTCTCCCCTCATTTTGCCTATTTCGCTCTCCAAACAACCATACAGCAAGGTCTTTGCCATTAACGTCCTGTCAAGGATAGTGGTTGAGTACCTCTGCGGCAAGGATTTCCGTCCGGGCGAATCATGTTCCCCTTATCATGGGCGCAAGAAATTAGCCTGCGCTAGCCAAAATACCGCGTTATTTTGCCTTAGATTGTTCTTGTAGACGCTGCCTAAGCGTGTTTGAGCCGCCAACTCTGACGTTTATAATGCCATTATAATAGTCATCAGACTCTAAAACCCTGCGTTCAAACTGCTCTCTTGCCTCTAGATATGACATTTCTGCCTTGGATTTGCAAAGATAAAGTATTTCTCTAGTGAAGTTTTCCGGACCTAGTGCTTGGACATCTGCGTTGAGCCTATCGGAAGAACCCCAATAATCGCGCCAATCGCTTTCAACTGTAGATCTTCTTTTAAGTCGTTTGCCTTTGAGTGGTGGTCGAGTTTTTTTAAACTGTGCTAGTTTCTTGCCTATGTATTTCTGTCCGGTCTGTAGATTCGTGATAAGATACACGAAGCCAATGTAGCCTTCGGGTATTTCTTCTACGAACTCGTTTTGATACGTCCACAGCACTCATTTAGTTATATTCAGTGGTTTGCCTCTCGTGCCTTTTCTGGATGTTTTTCTTTGTTCTCTTTTTGCCTGTATTTCTTTACGCCTCAACATCGCCTGTCTGCGTATTTCTGCCAACCAAAATCTTGCCTTGATGCCTGCTTCGTCGCTGCCTCTGTACTCAAAACGCTCCTGCCATTTAAAATATTCTTGGAACGCCTGTATCATTTGATCGTGTGAGTCTGTAGACATTATTCTATGATATCAATATCTGTGCTGTACGAAGTGAAACCGTTTTCTTTGATCACCTTTAAGACATGGTTAACACGGCTGGTTAGATCATCTCTATGAGAAATCAAGAAAACATTCTTATCGCGTTCGCGGGTCATCTTTTTTAGTACAGCGATACTAGATTCTACCCCGCTGGCATCCATACCCGAATCTACTAGTTCGTCAATAAAAAGTAGATTGATGCTGTGATAGAGATTTTCCCATACATCACGGAAAGCCCATGACATGGAAAGTATCAATCTATTGCGTTCACCTCTAGATAAATTGTCAAAATCTAGATCCTGGCCTAATTGTGTGATAAGCACCGACAGATCATTTTGAAATTCTACGATGTGCGGCAAGCCGATTTTATCGAGATAATATGTTAGTCGTTGGTTTAAAAATGCTAGATTCTGATCGATAATACGCTTACGTACGAAACTATCCTTGCTTGTTAGCAATTTGTATAAAAATTCTTGATGATCTTTGATTCTAGTCAATTCATTGATCATTTCCCAGTCGATTTCTTGCAAAGCCGTTTTAGATAATTCTTCGATCTGATCGGTATAAGGATTAGTTTCGACCTGTTTGGCAGTCAACTCCTTCTGTAATCCTTCCACAGTGCTGCGATGATTGTAGGCCTGCTCGATAGTGTCGTATTGTGTTACCGGACAATTCTCTATCTCACCGATTTCTTTCAGCGTGTCCTGATGTTCTTGTTCCTGTGTCTGGTTGGCTAATATCTGCAGAGCCGCTTCTTTGATTTGATCTGTTTTTTGCTTGAGTATTTCTGCTTGTTTGTTATCATGCACATCTTGACCGCAGGCATAACATTTATGAGCCTCGAGGCTTTCTATTTCTTTTTTAAGTTTTTCTATAAGTTTTTCTTGTTTCTGGTTGTCCGCAATGATGCTGGCGAGCCATCGTTCTGCTTCTTGCTTGCGATTCTTGCGTTTGTTGTAGTCGTCCCAACATTTGTGGGCAGATATCTCTGCTTCGATATCGATCTTTTCTAGATGACGTATGCTAGTTTCGAGATCTCCGATCGCTGCAGCATTATTTTCGCTCCATATTTTTTGTTTTCTCTCTAATGCTTGGATGCTCTGCTGTATTTTATCGTTGGAAATTTTGATAGTTTCTATTTTGGTGTTTTCTGTAGCGATAGCATCTTTGCTAAATTTAATCTGCTCTTTGAGGTGATCTGCTTTTTCGCTTAACAGTGTGATGCCTAATAATTCTTCGATAATAGCACGTTGATCTGCAGCCTTCATGCTTAAAAATGGTTCTGTATAAGTGTTTAGAGCTACGAGATGCTTGAACATATCAGGACTCATTCCAAATATTTCTTCTATGGCCTTTTGTGTTTCTCGACTGTCGCCTTGACTTTCATCTAAATCTTTTAGATCCTGTTCTTGACCATTGATTGAAAATCTCAATAAGTTAGGTTTACGACCTCTTTCGATGTGGTATTCAGCACCGTCTTTTTCAAAAGTTACAGTGACCAACATGCCTTTACCGTTGATCTTGTTAACTAGATTGTCGCGTTTGATATTAGTCAAGGCTTGGCCGTAGATAGCATAACTTAGTCCATTTATGATTGTTGTCTTGCCCGTACCGTTTCGAGCACCGGAATCATCACCTCCTAGATCTAGATTTTCACCTAGGACTAAAGTTAGCTGTCCACGATCAAAGTCGATAGCCTGGGTTTGATTGCCCACGCTCATGAAATTACGTACTGTGAGATTTTTTATTTTAATAGTCATAGATCTTTGTATATGTCTAGCAACAAGGCTTTGTCGTATGCATCACTATCGATGGCGTTCAGTTGATTCATGACGATAGTATCTACTGATTCGAAAGCGATATCGATGGGAGTTGAACTGCTTTCTATTTCTACTTTTTCAGGTATCAGCATCAGTTCTCTGAGACTATATTGCGGAATAAACTGTTCTTTGATAAAATTAGCCTCTTCGAATGTGATAGGAAGATCGATAGTGACACGACAGTGCATCTTTGGTCTCATGAGATTGTCACTGTCATCCATGATTTGACTTAACCTGTACAATCTGTAGACCGGTTGATCGGGCCATGTGCGATATTCTGGTGTGCCACCCCACTCTAGGATCATCATGCCGCGATCATCGTCGCCAGCATCTGCATAGTTATGGGGGAAAGCATTGCCCATGTAAATGATATTTCCGCTATGCTGGCGTTTATGGAAGTGTCCAGTGAACACGTATTCTTGATTTTTAAAATGACTGCGCTGCAATTGTCCGTGATCCGGCATCTGTACCATGGCGTTCATGTAAAATGATGGCAATTCTAGGTGTCCGAATATGTATCGACTTTTGATTTGAGGAACATCCTTCCATTCATCACCTACTAGCCAAGGTAGAATAGTGACATCACCTCCAGTAAAAGGTTCTCGAATCGGAATGACGTTAGGAAACAATCTCATAAATTCTACAGAATTAATTTCGCGTTTGTCTTTATAGAATAGATCGTGGTTGCCTAAGATAAAATAAACCTTTTCGAAGTTTTTACTAAGCCTTTCGAGATTCGAAAGCGTGTAGTTCATGGTAGAAACATCTGTAGCACTTCTATTATGATGCCAGTCGCCTAGGAATATAGCAGTTTCACAACCTTCTGTCCTAGCAGTTTCACAGAACCATTTTACAAAGTCTTCACAATCTTGATTGTGTGTCCTACTACCCGATTTCAATCCGAAGTGTATGTCGGTAAATGCTGCTAATTTTTTAAATAATGCCATAGAGTTTTTTCCTATCTGCAATCTATCCGGAGACTTTTAATTTTACTACAATTTGTTCTACATGATCAATCATCAAAGCCTGATCCTTCTCCGGAAGTAGCACCACTATTACCTATATAATTCCCTCCACCGCTGTTCTGCCTAGTCCAGGAAGGGTTCATACCGTTCATCTCTAATATGTCGTCCCTGATATTCTGATTGCGTTTTTCGATATTGATGATACGCACGAAGGAATTAGTCACAGCAGCAGTATAATAAGCGAAAGGATTGTCAGATTTACTCTCGTCAAACTGTAATCCAATCTGTGTTAACTGTAGGATAGCCTGTCCACGCATCTCGTCGTTGTAGGTGTATCCACGGACATTACCTCGAGTCGCATATCTCTCGCAGAGTTTAAGGAACATGCGGGCTAGATTGTCAGTCATCCTGCCGTGCTCTTTGTTGAATTTACCAGTTTTGACCCCACCTTTCCAGTGGCTCTTGCCTACGCAGATCAAATTATCGTTTTCGTCAAACTTCCAATGCTGGAACGGAGGAAAGTTTACCTTTTCGTGGCTGTCCGCGGTATTCTTCAGAGTCTTTTTACGACCAGGTGCTAACGGTACATGCTCAAATGTCATTACGCGGAATACCACATCTTGTTTAGCGATTTTTTTATAATCTATTTCAAATTCCTTAGCAGAAAGTTTTTTGCCGCCTGTGAGCACAGCAGATTCGTGATTTTGTTTAGATAATCTAGCAGCTCTATTTCTCTTAGCCTCTGCGATAGTTCTTATGTTGATTTTTTCTAAACTGGTTATTATAGTGTCGTATTCGCTATATTCCGGTTTAGAAAAACTGCAATATGTGTTTTTGCTTAGATGTATTTCTCTTAACAGATCTTTATTTGTGAGATATTTTATTTTAGTAACTGGCGTGGTCATCGATCTTGATTACTCCTATTAGATAATAATATTAGCATATTTTTCCTATAATAAATAGTGCTATAAAGGAGATTTCTTACCAAAATGGCATTATCTATTAACCCTTTGGCAAAATTAGTTTCTTCTGTATCTCAGCAGGTCTCAGCGGCTGCTGATTCTGCAGCCGGAGCAATGAATGGTGAACAGTTTGCCTCACTTAAATCAAACGTCAATGACACAATATCTAAACTATCAGGCGCTGTCGGTACCGGACTCAATGGATTTACAGCGGCCGCCAGTACATTTGCCGCAGATGCCCAAAGTGCGCTAGGCGGAGTCACAGGTGCGATGGGAGGTGTAGGTAATCCCATACAAAGTTTAGTATCTAACGCACAAGGTGCTCTCGGCGGCATAACAGATGCGGTGGGATCTATCAGCAATGTAACATCTAACATCGGAGCCAGCCTAGACAAATTAGGGCTCGCTGGTGGAGGGCTTGGAGCCGGGCTAGCAAAACTAGCAGGACAGGTGTCGTCGGGAGCAGGCATGTTGAACAATTTATTAAGTATGGCCAGAGGAAAAAATTTACCAAGTGGTGCAGAATTATTTAGTGCCCAGGGATCCTTTGTCGAACTGAAACCGGGATCGGAAAACGATTGGCGTGTAAAAATAAACTGCAATTTTGGGCTTTTTGGAAATGCCTTTGCCAGGCTTTCAGAAACGGGCGGGTTTGTTTTTCCATATCTTCCTAATATCACGGTATCAACCAAGGCAAATTATACGCAGATAGATCCTATACACAATATACAACCGTACTATGCTTATAAAAATAGTCAAGTGGATGATATCCAGATCACTGGAGAATTTTCTGTTGAAACAGAACTGGATGCGGAATATTGGATACAAGGAACGACTTTTTTTAAAACGGCCACTAGGATGTTTTTCGGTACAGGCGAAAATGTAGGAAATCCGCCAGTCATCTGTCAATTAAGCGGATACGGTGCTAGAGTTTTTAAAGGGGTACCAGTTATCATAAAATCATTTAGTGTAGATTTAAAAGAAGATGTGAATTATCTCAAATACACTAAAGGAACAGAACCTACTTGGGTTCCTACCAGTAGCAACATAACTATAGTGCTGGCCCCCATTTATAATAGGACGAGACTGAGACAGTTCAACCTCAAAGAATATGCTAATGGCAATGTCGTAGCAGGAGCAGGATTCGTTTAATCATGGCATCATATACTGCTTATTCTCCTTATAGGAATACCAGAGAAAACAATTTTTATCTAGAACTGTTGACTATCCGACCAGTTCCCGCAGAGTCAGATGATTTTTTATACACTATAGAAAACCAGTATAGACATAGACCAGATTTATTGGCTTTTGATCTATACGGAAATTCGCAGTTATGGTGGATATTCGTTCAGAGAAACATGAGTGTGATCAAAGATCCGATCTATGATTTTGAACCAGGGACACAGATCTACTGTCCTAAAAAATCAAATATAGAAAAATTTTTAGGAGTCTAAGATGGCTGTGTTTGACGAAACACCGGCCCAAGAAGCAGCAAGAATAAACGCAGCCAGTGGCGATCCGGAAGGTATCACAGCAGAGCAGGTAGAAAGAAACAGGAATCTCAATGCATCTCTTTCAGGATTTCTAGGAAGGAAACCAGACGGATCCCCATTAGATCCAACTGCACCTAAACCAGGACTGCCTAACGGATCGGCTCGAACGACGACTGGTGCTCCGACAGGAAATTCTGCTACCATTAATCCATCTGAAGCATCTGAGGTCAACGAAGATCCGACCAAAACTCCAGCCATCAAGACGTTCGGTCTAGAAAAAATAACTAATGGTCCGCCTTATGAAAATGTTTTGGAACAGTTCGCTTCTTATAACTGCCTATGGACACTGTGCTGTCTAGAGCCTAATCAATTCAATAATCCCAATACCTATAGAGGAAAACCCGGAGCGTTGAAAAATATCGTTTTGTCTACCGCTGGTAGATATGATAAACAGCGAGTAAAAACAGCCAACGGAAGTCCAGAATTTTTCATAGACAACGTCGTCTTAGCCACACGATTAGCCGGCCAAGATGCGGGATGGACGAACGTGACCGGATTTACGTTCGAAGTGTATGAACCATATTCTATGGGATTATTTTATCAGAGCCTCCAGGCCGCGGCCATAGATGCCGGTTATCCTCAATATATAGGAGAAGTACCGTTTCTATTAAAACTAGAATTCGTTGGGTTCGACGACAAAGGAAGAATTTTTTCAAGCAAAGAACAACTAGCCAAATATTTTACTATAAAGATTACCGATTCGGAAATGAAAGTTGACGAAGGCGGCAGTAGATATAAAGTCACGGCGGTGCCGTTGCACCATGCAGGATATCAAGACAGTGCTAATACTTTTCCAACAGATCTCACCATAACAGGTAGCACAGTGCTAGAAGTTTTATCCAGTGGCAAATCTAGTCTAATGAATGCCCTTAATCAGATACAATTTGGTCTAGAAGACAGGAAATTAGTAGGAAAGCCCGATGTCTACGAAATAGTTTTTCCTGTAGACTGGCAGGATAAAGTGGGATTACAGGGAGGAATATCTACAGAAGCGCTACGTGCTATAATAGACCTAAACGCCGGAAAACCCATATCTGCGAGTGCGAGCAGTGCAGATTTTGAAACTATCGATTACGGTCAAGGTGATATAGGCTACAGCAGCATGGGATTTAGCGCGACTTCTGGCGGTAACTATCTTTTTAAAGATGCAGTAGATACGGTAGACCCTAAGACCGGAAGGATACAGCGAGATAATATGTCGATCGATCCCACTCGTCGGGCTTTTATATTCGGAAAATTGACCCCGATAACAAATATTATCAAACTAATAGTGTTAGCCAGTGAATATTGCGCGAAAAATCTCAAACCAGAAGCCATAGATCCGAAGACCGGTCTTGTCAACTGGTTTAGGGTTGACATACAGATCAATCTTTTAGATTTTGATAAGATAAGAAATCAACGTGCGAAAAAATATATCTACAGAATCATACCTTTTAAAGTCAGCGCTGAATATCTAAAAAATCCCACTTCGGCCACAGCAGGCACTCAAGGAAGAGAAACAATATGTGCCAAGAGATACGACTATCTTTATACAGGACTCAACAATAATATATTAAAATTTGATTTAATTTTCAACGGAATGTTCCATACGGGACGCTTGCCTCGCCCACCACAAGAACACAGTGCCATACAGAATACCGATAATCAATCAGCGGCCGAGACGAGAAGATTAGCAGCACAAGCTCAATCTGGTTCCGCACCAGCAGCAGCCGCATCTGAAACTGGAACTCCGGAAGTAAAACCGAATTATAAAATACGGACCGGATCTTTTTCTGGTGAAAAGAACGTTGAACAGATTATAGCAGATGCTTTCCAGGACGCTTTCCAGGATGGTAACAGAGACATGATGCAGGTGAAAATGGATATCATAGGCGATCCTTTTTATCTTTCGGACGCTGGTATATGTTCTCTATATCTAGGAGAATATGGGCCTAACGAACAAGTTACTTCAGATGGAACGATGAATTGGCAAGGAACCGAAGTGTTCATATATGTGACTTTTAGGAATCCCATAGAGCCTAACCTAGGAACCACAGGAAAGGGGGGTTTATTTAATTTTCCCAAAGGGCAGTGGGTCAGTCCTTATAGCGGGCTATACAGAGTGCTCGCTGTAGACAATAAATTTTCAGGCGGCGTATATACGCAAACATTAGATTTAAATCGAGTGGTTCATCAAAGCATCGATTTCAAAGGACGGGCCGAAATTGAAAAACAGAGCCAATCGTTGTATGAAATTAAAGAAGCGCCGCCACAGACAGGTCCTGTTGATACCACAGTATATGGTTATGGTTATGGTGATGAGGGTGGATAATGGCTATTGAAAAGAGAAGTTCTGGACAGTTATCTGACGGATCAGTTGGTACTGGTATATTATTGGCCAAAGTTATAGGATACCTAGATCCTAGTTTCATGTGCGGTCTAGAAGTTACTCTGCTGAGAGATCAAGGTAATACCATAGGAGAAGATTCTCAGACATTCCCTGTAAAATATGCTAGCCCGTTCTATGGTTCTACGGCCTACGAAAATATGGGATTGAACAAGACTGACTGGAACGATACGCAGACCAGTTACGGTATGTGGTTTCCTACAGTAGAAATAGGAACCACAGTTTTAGTCGTTTTTATCAATGGAAATCCTGCCGACGGTTATTTTATTGGGTGTGTCCCCGGAAGATTCATGAATCAAATGATTCCGGCGATCGGAGGTTCTATTGAAGTCGAAGCCACTGCAGATCAAAAAAAGAAGTACGATACTACCCAGCCACTGCCGGTCGCCGAGGTTAATAGAAAAACAAACAGCCTAGAAAAAAGTCTTAACATAGACAAGATCAAAAAAGCCATTCATCCTATCGCAGATATCTTTCTAAAGCAAGGGTTATTAGAGGACGACGTCCGAGGAGTGACTACTTCTACTAGCAGACGCAGTGTTCCTAATGCAGTATTTGGTATCAGCACCCCAGGACCTTTCAACAGAGGAGAGGGAACTAAAAAACAATTTATAGGTAAGAAAAATACCTTAAGTTCAGTGCCGGTGCCTGTGTCAAGGCTAGGGGGAACCACATTGGTTATGGATGATGGAGAAGATAGATATCAACGTATCACATCAGCCAGCGAAGGCCCAGTCGAATATGCAGATACTGATAACGGAGAAAAGGGAGACCCAAATATTCCATATAACGAATATTTTCGAATAAGGACTAGGACTGGACACCAACTGCTTTTGCATAATTCGGAAGATCTTATCTACATAGGTAATGCTAAAGGTACTGCTTGGATAGAGCTCACTAGCAACGGTAAGATAGACATTTATTCAGCAGATAGTATCAGCATCCATTCTCAGAATGATCTGAATATCAGAGCAGACAGAGATATAAATCTCGAAGCAGGTAGAAACGTTAACGTCAAAGCTTCTGCGGATTACAGTGACGGAGACAGCGCAGATGTTAACGGATTTGACAGCGGTAGGATACACATCGAAAGTCAATATGATACTAAAATATTAGTGGGCGGCGACGGATATATCACCACCTCCGGTAGCCTCGATATTTTAACTACATTGAATAATAATGTTACCGCCGGTGCTAACACGAATATCCTAAGCGGTATAGGACATTTTGAAACTGCTGTAACTATAAACATGAATGGGGTACCAGCCACCCCAGCACTTCCTGCAGAAGTGCTGCCGACCCACGACAACATAGTTACCGATCCCACGGAACCTTGGGAAAACAAAAAAAGATATTCAGTAGAAGAACCCTTAAAAAGCATAATGAAACGTGTACCAATGCACGAGCCCTGGGCCCTGCACGAAAATCAAGCGCCTGGACAACTAACACCCGATAACACAGATAGGGAAGCATGATATGGCCAAATTATATAATCAAAAAACAGTAGGTTCCCAGGGAGTCGTGATCTTAAATGACAGCAATATAGCATTCACCTATAAGGGATTTAATTCTCAAGAAACTAAAAATAAGTTTAAATTATACGACATTGATTTAGTCAAACAAGATATCATCAATCATTTCTATATCCGTAAAGGAGAAAAATTGATGAATCCCGATTTCGGCACGATAATCTGGGATATACTATTCGAACCATTTACCGAAGAAGTAAAAAAACTCATAACCGAAGATGTCGAACAGATTATCAATTATGATCCTCGAATCGCTATCAATAGTGTCAGCATAGATTCTACAGATATGGGAATACGCATAGAAGCAGACATAACATATCTGCCCTTTAACATCAACGAACGTATGGTTTTTAATTTCGATAAAGAAAATAATATCATAAACTGACCATATAATTTTCTAAAATAAATACGGAATAGGAATAGAATATGACCACGACATCGAGACAGAATAGTTTGATTTTAAATGAAGATTGGACTAGAATATATCAGACATTTAAAAACGCTGATTTCAAATCCTACGATTTTGAGAATCTTCGTAGAGTTATCATAGCCTATTTCCGTGAAAATTATCCGGAAGATTTTAACGATTATATCGAAAGCAGTGAATATCTAGCATTGATAGATGCCATGGCATTTCTCGGACAGAGTCTAGCATTCCGCATAGATCTCGCGTCCAGAGAAAATTTTATTGAATTAGCAGAAAGAAAAGAAAGCGTTCTTCGTCTAGCAAGGATGCTGAGTTATAACGCTAAACGAAACGTTCCGGCCAGCGGACTGTTAAAATTCGATACTGTTAGTACGACAGAAAACATTTTAGATAACAACGGTAAAAATCTTGCACAACAGACGATAATCTGGAACGATCCAACTAATCAAAATTGGGCCGAACAATTTGTTGCGGTATTAAATGCCGCAATGAGCGACAACACAGAATTTGGCAGGAGCCAAGGGTCAGCGGTAATTGACGGTATACCAACGGAGCAATATAGATTTAGGACCGCTTCCACGGATGTTCCTGTGTTCAGTTTTAACAAAATAGTTGCTGGTCGGCAAATGCCGTTCGAAATAGTAAGCACCTCATTTCGAGGCAGCGAATCAGTTTATGAAGAGTCACCGACCCCAGCCAACCAATTGGGTTTCATTTATAAAAATGACGGTAAGGGTGGTACCAGCGCCAACACGGGATTTTTCTTTTTATTCAAACAAGGAAATCTAGAGTTAGCCGATTTTAATATCAGCATCGGTCGACCAAATGAAATTGTTGCTGTAGATTCTAATAACATCAATGAGAATGATGTCTGGTTGTTCAAATTAAACAGTCTGGGATCTCAGATAGAAGAATGGACTAAGGTCCAGTCTTTGATCGGTAACAATATCGCCTATAATAGCATTTCCTCTAACGTCAGAAATATCTATTCGGTAATCACCAAAGAAAACGATAGGATCGATCTTGCCTTTGCTGACGGAGTCTACGGAAATCTACCGTTAGGTACGTTCAGAGTTTATTATAGAAAGAGCAACGGATTGACCTATCAGATTTCTCCTAGCGAAATGCAGGGCATAAGTTTAGCGATTTCTTATGTCAACAAACAAGGTATAAGACATACCTTAACAGTGACCTGTAGTTTGAAATACACGGTAGATTCTTCGACCAGCGCTGAAAGTATCGACGCTATACGAGTAAACGCTCCGGCAGCCTACTATACTCAGAACAGAATGATCACCGGCGAAGATTATAATCTAGCACCGTTGACTGCGAGCCAAAACATACTCAAGGTGAAATCCATAAACAGGACATCTAGCGGAATATCTAGAAATTTTGATATCATCGACGCATCGGGCAAATACAGTAATATAAATGTGTTTGCTGATGACGGCATCATTTATAAAGAAGAAATAGAGAGATCATTGACATTCAAATATGCAAACAGAGTAGATATCATTAATTTTATACGTAATAGAATAGAACCTATTTTTACAGACACAGATGTTTACAATTTTTATCTGACTAAATTTAATAGGATCTTATTTACTGATCTGAATACAGTATGGAATCAGGTTTCTGATGATATCAATCTCAGTTCCGGATATTTTACAAATTTAGTAGACGTTACATCTATTTTACCTGTAGCAACCTATACTACCAGTCTGCTGAGATATCTTGCTCCCGGCGCCATAATTAAATTTGTTCCCCCCGCGGGAAAAAAGTTTAAAAAAGGAAAATTAGTCAACGAGGATATTTCAGACTCCTTACAGAAATCTTACCTATGGACTAAAATAGTTAAAATCACAGGTGACGGTACGGCAAATAATACAGGGACACTAACGACCGGGTTAGGTCCTATACAATTTAATGATACGATACCGAGTGGGGCGATAGCATCGATTATAATTCCTAAGTTTGTGAATGATCTTGATCTTGCCTTAGAATCTCAGATGATAGAATTAATCTTTAATAATCTAAACTTTGGACTTAGGTACAGCACATTAGAATCACAGTGGAAGATTATCACGTCTTCTAATATCAATCTAGTATCTGATTTTAGTTTAGGTAAGACGGGTGATGTTACAAATTCAAATTTAGATTCGTCGTGGGTTATTGCTTTTGTAAAAGAACCGGATCAATATGTGATTAGGATTAGAGGAATGGATTATATTTTTAGAAGCATACGACAGAATAGATTTTATTTTGACAGTGCGCAAAAAGTATTTGACAGTGAAACAGGTAAAGTAGTGAAAGATAAGATATTGGTTTTAGGCGTCAATACTGCTGCAAATTTACTAGATCCATTAAAAACAGATCAAGTTTTTGAAATATCAGACAGCGTTAGATTTGATGACGGTTACGAAAGTGCTAATGAAATAAAAATAACATTCTATGACAGCGATGATGATGGAGTGATAGACGATCCTGATTCTTTCAGCCAAGTTGTTGGTCCCGATTCTGACAACAAATATCTCTTCTTTAACACAGTCACTGATTCTTTTGGTTACACTATAAAAGAATTCGTAGATAATTCCGATGATGCCGTTCTAATACGGCAGAAAGAAAGTCTAGTAAATATCAGCGATTTTGTCGATGGACAACTGGTTTATTTTTATGACATAGATGAGAATGTAGTAAAAAGAGTAGATAGATCTACAAACACCTTTATTCTAGAACCGTTCTATACGGCTAATATAGGAAGAGACAAATTAAAGTTTCAATATATACATAATTCAGGTGTAGATAGAAGAATAGATCCAAGTGCAAGCAATATAATCGATGTTTATCTATTGACACGAAGTTATGATACTGCTTTTAGAAATTTCTTAATAGGAGCAGCCAAACAGCCTCCTATGCCGTCGAGTGATAGTCTCCGTGTGGCGTTCGGGCAGAATCTCGATCTTATTAAATCGATCAGCGATGAAATAATATACCATCCTGTGATTTATAAAGTGCTATTTGGTCCTACTGCCGATGTAAAATTACAGGCAAAATTTAAAATAGTAAAAAATCCAAGTAAGTTAATCAATGATAATGATCTAAAAGTCCGAATAATTTCTGCGGTAAATGAATTTTTTGATGTAAACAATTGGGATTTCGGAGATAAATTCTATGTCAGCGAAATGATAACTTATGTTATCAACACCTGTGCTCCAGATATTTCTAATTTTGTTTTAGTTCCGAGGCAGGCATCGCAGTCCTTCGGCAGTCTGTTTGAAATACAGAGCAGAGTAGATGAGATATTCATCAGCGGCGCCACGGTAGATGATATAGAAATCGTAACATCTATTACAGCAGCAGAATTGAGAATTAGTGCTAATTCTATAGTGACCAATACAGGAACTAGAATCAGCACAACCGGGAGTGGCAGCAGCAGTGGTAGAAGTGGCAGCAGTGGCAGCAGTGGCAGCAGTGGCAGCAGTGGCAGCAGTGGCAGCAGTGGCGGCAGTGGCAGCAGTGGCAGCAGTGGCAGCAGTGGCAGCAGCAGTGGCAGCAGCAGTGGCAGCAGTGGCAGCAGTGGCAGCAGTGGCAGCAGTGGCGGCAGCAGTGGCAGCAGTGGCAGCAGTGGCGGCAGCAGTGGCAGCAGTGGCAGCAGTGGCGGCAGTGGCGGCAGCGGCTATGGGTATTAATTATAAGCATTCATATAAGATCTATTAATATGTTAGATAAATTTTTTCCTTTCAGCAAGTTGCCTATAAGAAAATCGGTAGATGATATAGAAATCATAACATCTATTACAGCAGCAGAATTGAGAATTAGTGCTAATTCTATAGTGACCAGTACAAGTTAATTTATGGCTTATAATACATTCCCAGAAAGCGGCCTGCCTATACGTAGGACAGTAGATTTGTTGCCGATCATATTCCAATCGGACTCTAATTCTAAATTTATGGGCGCGGTGATCGACCCGTTAATACAGCCAGGCACATTAGATAAGACAGTAGGATATATCGGTAGGCGCTACGGTAAGACGTATAACTCCACGGATGTTTATCTCGATACAGATCAGACTCTGCGCAGCAGATATCAATTAGAACCTGGAATCGTCATCACCGAAGATCAAAATATCGAAAATTTTTATGACTATTTAGATTTTAAAAATCAATTAAGATTCTTTAACAATTTTAACGAAAACGATAATAAGATTACCGATCACGAACATTATACTTGGAATCCTCCTATTGATTGGGACAAGTTTGTCAATTACAGAGAGTATTACTGGATACCAGAATTTCCGCCAGATGTAACAGTAACAGGACAGAGTCAGAGCGTTGTCAGCACATATAGGATAGGCCTAGGAGTCAACTCCTATATTTTCACGCCCGATGGGCAGACAAATAATCCCGACCTAGTTCTTTATAGAGGACAGTCTTATAAATTTAATCTAAACATTCCCGGCCAACCTATCTTTATTAGGACAAATATAGACGTCGGTGTGTTATTTTATAATCCTGCATTACCTTATTCCGCCGGGCAAGTAGTAGTGTTTGATGGAAAAATATGGAAGGCTAGAACAAATATTTCTGTGACTGACGGTAGTTCTATAGATGAGAATAGCCAGGATTGGGAATTGGTAGATGTTTACTATGACACATCGTCCTTTGATTATAACGACGGAGTCGCTGGTGCAGGAAAAGAAACGGGCGTATTGACTTTTGAAATTCCATTAGATGCCCCTGATGTGCTTTATTATCAGAGTGCGATAGATCCAAATTATTTTGGAAAATTTATCATCGCCGACATAGATTCTAATACCAAAATAGATGTCGAAAAAGAAATAATTGGTAAACAGACTTATACAAGTAGTAACGGCATAGAATTTACTAATGGATTAGTAGTGAGATTTCAAGGTCAGGTTATTCCTAAAGAATACGCGAAATCTGGAACAAGCGGAAAATTTGTAGTAGAAGGAGTTGGAACATCTATAAGATTAATCAGTCTCGATGACTTGCCTATTTCTCCTATAGATACTGCAGATGTTCCTGAAGTGCTTTTTGATGACGGTGGATTTGACACAGAACCATTCGATGACGCCAGTTTATATCCCGGTCAGAAAGATTATCTAACTATCAATCGATCCAGCAGAGATAGTAACAGTTGGAGTCGATACAATAGATGGTTCCATAGATCTGTTTTAGATTATGCGCATAGATCGAATAACAGCGATTTTGTCGCAGACGAACGATCGAGAGCGAAACGTCCTATAATTGAATTCCAGCCAGATATAAAACTTTTCAATCATGGCGAGATAGCAAAACAATCTGTGGATTATATAGACGATTTTACCACAGACGTTTTTAGTAATTTAGAAGGCAGTACAGGATATATCGTCGATGGAGAATTTCTTTTTGAAGGAGCGAGGATTCTCATAACGGCAGATACCGATATTTTAGTTAACAATCAGATTTATCGAGTTAAGTTCATAACGCATCGAAATAGAAAACAGATAACATTAGTCAAAGAACCCGATGCCGACTCCGTAATAAATGAATGTGTATTAGTTAAGAGAGGAAAGAACAATCGGGGAGTAATGTATCATTACACGGGAACAGGGTGGACTAAGAGCCAATTAAAATCTTCGGCTAATCAGGCTCCTCTTTTTGACTTGTTTGATAAACATGAAATCAGTTTTGGGGATCAGGAAACTTATCCTGTCAATACTTTTAATGGGACCCCTATTCTAAGTTACAGACAAGGAAACGGCAGAATCGATACAGAATTAGGATTTTCTATAAGTTATCTTAATATTGATAATGTGGGAGATATACGGTTTAATTTTAATTTAGATTCTGATTTTTTTGAATACAAGATAGGTAGAGAAATATTAACAAAAAAAATATCTACAGGATTTTATCGATACGAGAGAGAAAAATATTCTAATGCATGGATAGTTTTAGACAAGTCTTATGTACAGCCTATTATTGACAGTATCACGATAGCCAACAGAACCGATACGATCGTTTCCACAGCGATAGATTGGAGATCGGCCGATGATGAAAATATCAGTAAAATTGTCTTTTTACTTAATGGCATAAAATCAAATGACACTTATACACGGATCGAAAATAGATTTATCTTTGATCGAGAATTTGACATTGGCGATATAGTTACGATTAAAATCTATACGAATATTCCTCCAGATACCGGCTATTATGAGATTCCTTTGAGCCTAGAAAAAAATCCTTTAAATCAAAAAATAGAAAATTTTACTCTAGGACAGGCCACAGACCATCTAGCAACAGCCGTAGAATTAAGAGATGACATAGTGGGTAATTTTCCGGGATCCAGTAATCTAAGAGACGCATCTGGATTCCAACAGTTGGCCAGACGGTTTTTAAAACATTCTGCTCCATCGGCAATTTCTACCGTTCTTTTGTGTGACAAAGAAATTAATATAATAAAATCTTTACAGTTTGCTAAAAAATCGTATACCGATTTTAAAAATAATTTTATTAAATTAGCAGACGAATTGTATTTAAATCAAGAACCTAGAGATTTTGTTGATTCGATCCTAACTGAGATAGGAAATAATTTAACAAGTTCGAGCCCCTTTGCAGGCAGCGATATGATAGGCAGCGGTGCGTTTACGTCTTTAAAGTATATCGTTGAAGATGAAGGAATCAAAACATTTGCATTATCTGAAAAATTTGATCTAGAAACTCTTAGTTCAAGAGCCGTTTATGTTTATATAAACGCGGAACAATTAATATATGGAAAAGATTATACTTTTGATTCTATTTTTGGTTTTATGAGGTTGAATTTAGATCTAAATGAAGGAGATGAAATAGAAATTAGAGAATATGTTTCTACTTCTATAAACTTTATCCCGCCAACCCCGACAAAGTTAGGTTTATATAAAAAATATCTACCTAGAAAATTTTTAGATGACACTTATCAACAACCTAGACATGTGATACAAGGACACGATGGTAGTATCACGGTATCGTACGGTGATTATAGAGATGATGTTTTATTAGAATTAGAATTACGTATCTATAATAATATAAAACAGCAGTACGATGAAAATATCTTCGATATCGATGCCGTTCTCGGAGGCTATTATGGAAATTCTCTTTTTTCTAAAATGGATCTCGATAGTATCGTACAAACAGAATTTTTAAATTGGATAGCAGATACAAATATAGATTATGTAAACAATGTTTATCTAGATACCGAAAATCCATTTACTTATACATATTCTAATATGACCGATCCTACCGGTACTAAGAATCTACCGGGATATTGGAGAGGAGTATACGAGTGGTTCTATGATACCACGAGACCGCACGACTGCCCTTGGGAAATGTTGGGATTTTCAGAAAAACCCGATTGGTGGGAAACGCAGTATGGTCCGGCACCGTATACCAGTAATAACTTAATATTATGGGAAGATCTCCGAGACGGTATCATACGTAGAGGTAGTCGTCAAGGAATCTATGATAGGTATAAACGTTCCAGTTTAATGTCTCATATTCCAACGGACGGCGATGGAAAATTGCTAGACCCGTTAAATTCCGGCCTGGCTAATAATTTTAGTCTAATTAATAATCAAGGATTATTTGTATTTGGAGATAGAGGTCCGGTAGAGTATGCCTGGAGACAGAGTTCAGAATGGCCGTTCGCAGTGATCAAAGCATTGTGTTTATTAAAGCCTTTCGAATTTATCACAGACAATTTGAATAAGTCCGAGGTCGTTGAAAATAAACTAGGTCAGACTGTGTGCAGAACTACCGAAGAATTTTTTACAGTTTCTGATCTAATTTTAGATCAGACATCAAGAAATGTTTCGGGATTGTATCTTTATATCATCGATTACCTCAAGAACAAAACGCTAGATTCTTCTAAGTTAGAAAAAAAGATATCTAATCTGGATATAAGATTGTCAACCAGAAATTCTGGGTTTGTAGATCCAGGACAACAGAAATATATTCTAGACAGTAAAAATCCTAGTTCTTCATCTAGTTCAGTTTTTGTTCCCAGTGAAAATTATGACATAATTTTTAACGTAGGAAGTTCTTTTCTTACATTGACTTACAGTGGTGTATTGATAGAAAAAACAGACAGGGGTTGGAAATTATCGGGTTATGATAATGTAAATCCTATTTTTAAATATTTCGAAGCAGTTCCCTCACAGAGTGATCCGCTCATTACTATAGGTGGAGTCAGCGAAGATTTTATCGAATGGACGGCTAATCAATTTTATGGAAATGGAGTGATCTGTAGATATCAGACTAGATTTTATAGATCTTTAAAGAGCCATTCTAGCACAGATACTTTTGAAAATAATAATTGGAAACAATTGCCTTCTCTTCCGATCAAAAATTCTATTACAGCATTTAATAGAAGATCTTTTAATACAATTAAAATACGAGAATTGCCATATAATAGGATTTTTACAGATGTACAGGGTGTCGTTGATTTTTTATTAGGATATCAAGAATATTTAAAATTCCTAGGTTTTAAGTTTGATTCTTATAATTCTGAATTGAAAGAGGCAGAGGATTGGCTTACCAGTTGTAAAGAATTTATGTTTTGGTCAAAGCATAATTGGAGTATCGGATCGCTGCTATCCTTGAGTCCAGCCGCCAAAAAAATTCAGGCAAATTTATCGTTGGGAGTTCCGGATAATTTTTTAGACAGTTTTTATGATTATCAGATATTAAGGAATGATGGTACTCCGCTCGCTCCTAGAAATCTCGATATTAATCGAGGATTTAGATCTGTAGAATTATCGACTGTAGATACCAATGATGGAATTTATTTTGTTAAATTTAATCTCGTGCTAAAAGAACATGTCACGATTTTTTCTGATAGGACCGTGTTTAATGATGTTATCTATGATAAGCCTACGGGCTATCGACAGGAAAGGATTAAGAGCAGAGGATTCAGGACAGTCGATTGGGATGGTGATTATACCAGTCCTGGATTTATTTTCGATGCGGTAGATATACAGACTTGGCAGCCATTTACTGATTATAAACTCGGTGATATCGTGGCTTATAAATCCTATTTTTGGACTAGCAAGCGTAATCAATTGGCCACAGCCGAATTTAATGATGCTTACTGGATAAAATTAGATTCTACTCCGACCAAGGGGTTAGTCGCTAATTTTGATTATAGAATAACACAGTTTGAAGATTATTACGAAGCAGATTCGTCGGGAGTAGGATCTAGCCAGAGAGATCTATCAAGGCATGCTATCGGATATCAACCGAGAGAGTATCTACAGAATCTAGCAGAAGATGAAGTGTCACAGTTTAAATTATATCAAGGTTTCATCAAAGAAAAAGGCACAGCCAATGCAATAGTAAAGGTATTTGATAAAATAAGCAGAACCGATGATGACAGCGTGGTTCTCAAAGAAGAATGGGCATTTAAATTAGGCGATATCGGCGGACTAGATCAAACCACTGAATATGAATTCGAGTTAGATAAGGGACAGTTTGTAGTCAACCCACAGCCGATAATTGTAGATTCGGGAGTCGAACGAGAAGTAATCGAAGATCAATATCTAAGAATCTATAGATCTAAATTTACTATATCACCGATACCTTTCGATACAAATATAAACCCGGTTGACTATTATACAGGACCTAGTAGGAATGCCGGATATGTGAAACTAGACAATGTTGATTTAATTTTACGAAACAAGGATGATATTCTCAATCTTGATATATCTGTAGTTAGGGATAACTCAAATATCTGGATTACCTTCGATAAAAATTCTTGGACGATTCTCCGATACAATGAAGATCCTTTCTTATCGGTATCGGGAGTTATCAAAGAAGGTCAAAACATAAGATGTTTTACCAACAGACCCCATCGTTTGGCGGTCGGCGATATCGTAGGCATACAGATACAAAATCTCACGGGATTTTTTAAATTATTAGAAGTTACTAATAATACTTTTATAGTTACTCCTACCAGTACCGATCCAGTGGAAATCGTAGATAGTTCTTCGGCGGCATTAGGATTGTTCAGTGTCGTGAGATATCCGTCATATGAATCGATGAACAAAGGAGAAATCGCTTTATTAAAGAACGGATCTAAACTCTGGATCGACAATAACGGTGAAGATAGATGGGAAGTCGTTGAGAAAACAAAACAGTATACAGATTATACTTTATTAGAATACGGTATCACCGATCCTAGAGGCCTAGGCAAGTCAGTGATCTATATCGATTCTCTCAAACAGATAGCGGTAAGCGTGTCCGAATCTAATTTCGTAATGATTTACACAGATAAGGTAACCGCCGGATTTACTAACATCGCTGTGAAACAGATCATACCGATACCTGATGGATTTGAAACTGCCGCTGAATCAGTCTTCGGCGAAGTCCTAGCAATAAGCCCGGATTATAAATTGTTGGCTGTCGGAAGTCCTAGGGCCAGCGGAGTTAAAAGTACCTATAGGGAAGACCTAGTATCTTTTAGAGCCTATCTCGCCGGCGAGATAGTATTATGGAAAGGAAAGTTATGGAAAGCCAAGGTTAATATCAGAGTAGGAGATGGTAGTTCCATCGACTTTAATTCGGAAGATTGGGAACCCGCCACGCTGATAGAAGCAAACTCGATCGGTAGAAATGATGGATATTTTGAACAGGGTATGGTTACATTGTATAGGTATACTAATCAACAATGGGAACCTAGCGTAAATCTCGTCAGCCCTCGACAATCAGCATATGAATTATTCGGTAGTTCTATCAGCATCGGAGTCAGCGGTAACAAATATCACATGAGCATTTCTGCTCCCGGATCCTTGGATAATAAAGGCAGGGTGTATCTCTATTACTACGACGGAGTTAAATGGCAATATTTTGAAAATACCAATTATCTAGGATTGTATGATCCTACAATAGGTGTGCCGTATCCTACCGGAAGCATAGTCTGGTGGGAAAACAATTTTTATCAGGCGCTATATGATAATTTTGGTGACGGTAGCACACTATCGATCGAATCCAACGACTGGCAGCGTCTGGATGCGGTTTCTACGCAATTTAGTCTTCCAACAAATATATCTATAGACGATGACGGATCGACTCTTATAGAGGGATTATTGAATCCCGATCAGATGGCGGAGTTGGTGAAACAAGGGGATAGGTTTGGTCAAGCCACCGCCATGAACCGAGACGGTAGTATTTTAGTCGTGAGTACGCCGACATCAGATGGACAATATTTTGCCAATTACAAAGGAGTTTGGAAGCCCTATAACGAATATAAACCTAATGATGTTGTCAAGTATCAAGGCGGTTATCATAAATTCTTAACCATAGATTCGGCCAACGATGAAAGCCTTAATCAGCCTCCCGACCAAGGTGATCCTTGGATAAATGTGGGAGATAGCACTTATCAAACCGCCGGCAAACTCTATATCTATAAGAGAGATGCCAACAATAGATATAATCTAGTTCAAACTATCACCGAACAGAATATTAACAATTATAATGATTCCACCGCGGATATCGAAATAATGAGCGGCGATGAATTCGGATTCGCTTTAGATTTAGATGCCTCTGGTAGGATTTTAATAGTCAGCAGTCCTAGAGCCGATGTGTTTAGGCAGACACAGGGAGCAGTCTATATATTCAACACAAATAGCATAGATGATGTCGAGTTTAGACTAGTTCAGAAATTAACCAGTTTCGAATATCTAGTTCAGAAATTAACCAGTTTCGAATATCGAACCAACGAATATTTTGGATCTGCAGTATCTATTAGTCCTACTACTGAACGAATCGTAGTAGGCGCTAAAAATTCGTCGTTCGATTTAGTTACGAGATTTATCGAAGGAACAACGTTCGATAAAAACAAAACTATTTTCAAAGATTCGCAAGGATTTCCGGGGCAGGCTTATGTGTTTGAAAGAAAATCTGAAGGGTATTTTCTTGTAGAAAAACTAGATACAGATTTCGTTCCTAACGAAAGTTTCGGTGAATCGCTCGACTGCGTGGGAAATGTCATAGTTGTTGGAAGTCCTAGATATACGGTCGATGATCTGATAAAAGGAAATGTGAGATTATTCAAGAAACCTGCAGATGTCAATAGTTTGAAAACTATATCTCAAGAGACAAAATTAGTGGATATCGGAAGGATTAAAAATATCGAACTTTATAACAATGTCAATAATATTAAATTAGGAGATATCGACATTGTTGACGGATATAAGATGAAAATTTTAGGAGTCGCAGATCAAGAGATCAAGTATAAGACTCCTTATGATCCTGCCGTGTACATGTTAGCCACCCCTGAACAAGTGATAGATGAATCGACCGCATGGTTCGAAAAAAATGTAGGATTAGTTTGGTGGGATTTAAGCACTGTCAAATTTATCAATTATGAACAGGGAGATCTCGCTTATCGTGTGGGAAATTGGAACGCCCAGGCCGAAGGATCATCGGTAGATGTATATGAATGGGTAGAATCAGTGTTGCTGCCATCGGAATGGTCTTTGCTGGCCGACACTGTAGAAGGACTGGCAGAAGGAATTTCGGGACAACCTAAACATCCAGACGATTCTGTTTTTAATACTAGGACATTATTTAATCCTAACACAGGACAACAATCGGGTACCAAATATTATTATTGGGTTAAAGGAAAAACTACGATCCCAGATAGACCTGAAAGAAAAGTCGCTATCAGTTCAGTAACTAATTTTATCAGCAACCCGATCGGTACAGGATTTCCTTTTGTGGCAGTGATAGATGGAAATAAATTTTCAGCATCTAATCTCACTTCGCTGATGAATTCAGATTCGGTATTGTTTAACATCGAGTATTTTAACGATCAAGGCAGAATAAATCAAAGCCATAAAGAATATCAGTTGCTCACAGAAGGGGTCGCTGATAGCCTTCCGACTCATGCCTTAGAAACAAAATGGATAGACAGTTTAGTAGGATATGACGAAGTTGGCAATGCGATTCCTGATATTTCTCTTCCTGAAAAACAAAGATACGGATTGAAATTTAGACCCAGGCAGAGTATTTTTGTGGATAAATCTAGAGCCTTAGAAGGTGCGATCGACTATATCAATAATATTTTATTACAACGACCTTTTATCGACCTAATCAATCTTGGAAGATTACAAAGCCTCGATCCTTTACCTGACGGCAATCTAAATGAGTATGATATAAAAGTAGATACACTGATCGATTTAGAGCAGATAGGAACTGTGAGAATCAAAAAAGCAGAATTTAAAGTTAATATCATCAACGGTGAAGTTGATACGATAGATATCGTAGATCCCGGATTCGGTTATCGAACTACTCCCTTTATAAAAATAGAAGGAACAGGCAAAGGTGCTAAAGCGACAGTGACTATTGATAATCAAGGAAAGATAAATTCTATAACGGTCGTCAATAGAGGAAAAAAATACACATCTGCTTTTGTAAAGATACGTGAGTTTTCTGTGCTAGTGACATCGGACGTCTCTTTAAATAATTTTTGGAGCATCTATGGATGGGATGATGTTAGAAAAACATTCTTTAGAAGCAAATCTCAAGCGTACGATGTTACCAGATATTGGGAATATGTAGATTGGTGGGCCACAGGATACGATTCGCAAAGTAAAATAATAAAAGAGATAGACAACATCTATCTAGAACCTACAGTAGAATTAGAGATTGGTCAACTACTGAGAATCAAAGAATATTCCAGCGGTGGCTGGGCTGTGCTTGAAAAGACCGCCGAAGGGCAAGGCGATCTATTAGGAGATTATAATTTAATTGGACGGAAGAACGGAACATTACAGATCAGTTCTTTGCTGTATGATTCAGTAAGTGGTAGGCTAGGTTACGATACGACTGGAGCCTACGATGCCGGATTATATGATCTACAGCCTATATTAGAACTTAGGATAATATTACAGGCTGTTAAGAATGATATTTTTGTCGATGACTTGAGAGTCGAATGGAATAAGTTGTTTTTTAACTCTATAAGATACGCATTGTCAGAGCAGACCTCTGCCGATTGGCTGTTTAAAACCAGTTTCTTGAATGCGATCCACAATGTAGGCGATCTAGATCAGCGACCCACTTACAAGAATGATAATCTAGACAGTTACAAAAAATACATCGAAGAGATCAAGCCATATAAGACAACTATTCGAGAGTATACCAGTCGATACACCGAAAAACAAAATTCTGGCCTGGCAACGTCAGACTTCGATTTGCCTGCAGCATACTCTACAGTAGCAGGTAAGATCTTACCGGTAGACGAGAACAACGATATATTCAACGAATATCCTTGGAAAGCATGGACGGATAATAATGGATTTTCTATAACGTCAATAGAAATATCAGATGGCGGCAGCGATTATATAAATGTACCCACGGTGTTGATAACAGGCGACGGCACAGGTGCCACGGCACAGGCTTATATCTCTAACGGGTCAGTTAGAGCAATTCGTATGCTGACTGAAGGTCGGGGATATACAAAGACTCCCGTCATAACTTTAGTAGGTGGTAATGGCAGTTCTCCAAACAAGGCGAAGGCCGTGGCCATCCTAGGAAATTCTGTGGTTAGAACACTAAATCTTACCCTAAAATTTGATAGAATCGATAAAATTGGGAATTATTCCGATTATAATAAAACACAGATATTTGTCGCTACAGGGTTTAGTGCAATTTTTAATTTAGCCTTTGCCCCTAATATCGAGAAACGATCTATTACGATAACAAAAAATGATCAATTGATATTAAGTAGCGAATATGTCATTGACCTTTATAGATCATCGGTGGATACCTTCGATTTGCTTAGGGGAAAAATAAGATTTCTAATCGCCCCTAAAACCGGTGATGTTATAAAAATCGACTATGAAATAAATCAAGAATTGTTTAATAGCATAGATCGAATTGACAGATATTACTCTCCGTCTAGCGGTATGATAGGTAAAGAATTAAATCAATTAATGACTGGTATTGATTACGGTGGAGTCCGAATCCAAGGAACTACGTTTGATGTCACTGGCGGTTGGGATGCGTTACCTTGGTTTATAGATAACTGGGATAGTGTAGAATCTTCAGCCGATTTTTATTATGTCGCAGACGGCAGCACCACTTTTGTTGTATTACCCTATACCCCCAGCGCCGGACAGTTGATTTCTGTCTACTTAAAAAGATCGGGCGAAACCAGACCAACGAGAATAGATGATCCCGCCTGGACTCCTGCCTGGGATAGTGCAGTTTCAACTAATCCTAATGCGCAGATGCCTACTTTTATCGGAGACGGATCGACTAATTTTGTCGAAATTCATGATTATCTTAGTACACAAACGGGTGATACTTTAATTTTCCGTACATTAGACAGTGACGGTTCGGTCACTATATCTGATGTAAATCTCTTAGATACCAGAATCAGCGGTGGATCATTGTCTAATATCGGTGGAGCCTACGTGACCGCTACCGGTACATCTGCCGAAGAAATAATAGTAGATGGTGAAAAATTTATCAGTCCTGATCAGGTACCGGCCCCTGAAGAAAATATTCCCGGACAAGTACTTGATAGTCTAAGTTTAAAAGTTTTTACGACTACCAGTCCAGGAGCAGCACCTTTACAGAATAAAATCATAATAGGAGATGGGATCACTAGATTTTTTGACATAGGGTTGACGATATTTGAATCTTCCGGAGTCATGGTTTACATAGACAAAGTGCGCCAAGAATATATCGGCGACAGCACGATAAATTATTCTATAGATTTTGTAAACAACAGAATAGAGTTTAACACGGCTCCTGCTGTGGGATCTATAATAGAAATAATTTCAGTAGGTATCGGCGGTATCACTTTATTAGATTACCAAGAGTTTGTCGCTGACGGTAATACCACCCTGTTTTTAACAAAAGCGGTCTATGATCAAACTTTTCGAGTATTAGTTACTGTGGATGGCCAGGTTATAGACACGGGTTTTGCGAATAGTTCAGAGTTGACAGACACAGAAAATCGCTGACGGTAATACCACCCTGTTTTTAACAAAAGCGGTCTATGATCAAACTTTTCGAGTATTAGTTACTGTGGATGGCCAGGTTATAGACACGGGTTTTGCGAATAGTTCAGAGTTGATAGACACAGAAAATAGAACCTTGATACAATTTGGAATTCCGCCCGCATTTAGACAGGTGATTAAGATTATCTGTTTCGGAAGTTCTACAGAAACAGATTCCACTGGAGTTCCTTTTATACGTGTTAATCAACAGACAGTGACCTATGATGGTAGCACTAGAAATTTCGATCTCGATAAATTCGTAGATCTCGGAAGGAATTCAGCACTAGCATCTATCATAGTCGAGGTAAATGGACAGTATCTTCGAGGCGTAGATAGCAATTATTTTGTATACGACGGCACAAATAACTCTTTAATTCTAGGAACAGATCCTCTAGAAAGTTTAGGATCGATCACTTCGGGATTCATCAAAGTTTATGTTAACGGACAATTAAAGAGATTTGTCATAGACTATGTGTTCGATGGTAACACAAATACGTTGACTGTCGATGAAAATATTTTAGACATAGGCGATGTTGTATCGGTGATAAATGATCTTGCCGTAAAATATAGACTAGAAAACAATAATATCGTAATAGATCCAACTGTACCATTGGCGATCAATGATGACATAACTATTACCTGGTTTAGTGAGTATCCGACTCTAGATCTTATCAGCGATGAGTTCAGCGGTGGTAAAGTGAATTATAAATTGCCTAGATCTCCGTTAAATTCTAATTATATCTGGGTCTATAAGAACGGACAACGATTGACCAAAGACAGAGATTATTATCTCGAATTGCCTAGAGCAGTTGTTTATCTAACCGATCCTACGACAGCGACTGATCTAATTAAAATAGTTCAGTTTGGTAACATAATATGGCAACCACCTCGTGCTTTTGAGGTCTTTAAAGATATGCTCAATAACGTTATCTACAAAAGATACGAAAAGAAAAAAACTGTGACATTAACTAAAAATTTAAATTATTACGATACTACTATAGAAGTCACTGATGCCTCTGGTTTATCGGACCCTATCCTATCAAAAAATATTCCAGGTGTATTATCTATCAATAATGAACGCATTGAATATTTTGAAAAAACTGGAAATACGCTATCACAACTCCGTAGGGGCAGTTTAGGAACAGCGATCAAAGAATTACATCATGATGGTAGCTACGTTATTGACCTTGGATCCAACGAAACTATACCCTATAAAGACACCGAAGAGATAGAAGATTTCTTCAGCGATGGTAGCACTAAAAATATAGGACCTTTGAATTATGTTCCAGCACAAGGCGCACGAACAGTTTGGTATAGAGATACGATTCCGCAAACCCATGGGCCCTGTGATCAGATCGAAATTTTCGTCGGAGGAAAACGACTTAGAAAAAATCCTTTAAACATGTATGATTCCGATATAGCACCCAACAGTCCAGACGGCGATGGATTGTTAGAAGCAGAATTCAGTGTAGATGGGCTCACTCCGTTCATAAGACTAACCGAAGCGGTACCCGCAGGAACTAAGATCAAAATTATAAGGAAAATCGGTAGATTGTGGTATGATAGAGGTCAAACTACGGCCACGACCGGAGTTTCGCTGTTGTCTAACAATACACCTATAGCAAAATTCATCGCTGCAGGAAGCACAGAATCGCCCGAATAAATACAACTATGAATAATCACCCAGAGTCAACTATGTCAGACGAACTACAAGAATACGATACTTGTGAAAAAAAACCCAACGAAGTGGGAGGGTTCCATTTTGAAGGGCACATTAAAATTTTTGATCCAGAAACTGAGGAAATTTTTATAGATAAACGCAATGCTATCCACTATGAAAATATGAGTGTCGCTATGGTTAATGCATTGTCAAATCAAGGACAGGGCAGTATATATGAAATGGTGTTTGGTAACGGAGGAACTACCGTTGATCCTACCGGATTGATTACTTATTTGACTACAAATACGGTGGGAATCAACACTAGTTTGTATAATCAAACTTATAACAAAGTTGTTGATCAAAATTCTGCTAACAACACAGATTCTGTGAGGAATAAGATGGAAATACGACATGTTAGCGGAGCCACTTACAGTGACATTATAGTAAGTTGTGTTCTAGATTACGGCGAACCGGATGGTCAACAAGCATTCGATAACAGTGTCGACATGAATGGTAATTTTGTTTTTGATGAACTGGGTTTAAAAAGTTATAATCCTAACGGGGACGGTAAATTATTAACGCATGTGATTTTTCATCCTGTCCAAAAATCCTTAAACCGATTACTTCAGGTAGATTATACTATACGTATACAAAGTTTAACTAGTTTTATCGAGGTATAATAGATGCCATACATCGTAAATTTTACAGACAGGGATAATAAATTACCAATCACGGTATACGATAATACATCCAGCACCGATACTAGTTTAACTTTTCCCGGACGTAATGTCACCGGATACGGACAGATTATCGCTGAAAATTTTCTAGCCATCTTGGAAAATTTTGCCAAGGACTCCGCCCCCGCCAATCCCGTTGAAGGACAATTGTGGTACGATACCAGCGTAGCCAGATTAAAAATATGGGATAGTACACTCTGGAAAGCAGCATCGAGTATTCAAACTAGCGGTGTCGAGCCTCCTACAGAAGAATCAAAAGTGGGAGAATTATGGGTAGATACAGTTAATCAACAGGTCTATGTCTATTCCGGAACAAGATGGATTTTAGTTGGACCTACATTTTCGACAGGACTAAGAAGTGGTCCTATAGTAGAGCAGATCATCGATTCCGATAATATCACTCGAGTAGTACTGACACTTTATATCGAAGATATTCCTGTAATCATAATCAGCAAAGATGCGTTTACTCCTAAAATTAATATCTCGGGATTCGCAGTTATTAATTCTGGTTTCAACATTACCAGCAATGATGTCAGCGCTATTGCTGCCGAAACTAAAATTTGGGGAACAGCAACTTCTGCAGAATCTCTAGTTATCTCTGGCAGTGAAATTCCTGCTGCTAGATTTATGAGAACTGACACGATTAATACTACTGATTTTTCTTTTAACATAAGAAACAATACAGGATTGACTATCGGTTCGAACAGCAATTTATCGATTAGCTCAACGGAAATAGGATCGAGGATCTATAATAGTTCTGTTGGTTCTAGTATAGACCTACAGACTAATAGAGAAGGAATTCCGACTACAGTCTTGCGAGTTATTGAAAATACAGTAGGTATCAACATAAATTCTCCCGACGAAGCATTACATGTATCTGGAAATATCAAATCAAATGGTTCATTAATATTGACTGATTCTACTCCAAGCACCAATTTTAATAATGGAACTTTTAGGACCGCAGGTGGAGTCGCTATATCAAAGAATCTGTTAGTAGGTGATGGGATTACGATCACGGGTACTTCTAATTTTGAAAACATCCAACCTCAAACAACAGATATCTATGACTCTGGATCTGTCTCTAAACGATGGAAAACTGTAAGGACAAAAACATTAGTCGCTGAAACGATCGAAGGAGTTTTAACAGGCAATATCGTAGGTAATGCTACCACGGCTACCAATTTGAAATTTCCAACCACATTTAGTTTACAAGGAGATGTAACATCACCGAACTTACAGTTTGATGGTCAAATTGGCGGCCTTACTAAAACTTTCAATACTACGTTGACTTCTGCATTGATAAGCAGTAAAAATGAACCCAATCCTAATCTTTCTCAATCCAATGATTTCGTGCTGGTTTTTAGATCGGGCTTGGGCCTAATCAAAGAAAGCAGAGATGTGTTCGTTAGTGATCTAGCAGTTCCGATCGGCAGCATACTTCCGTACGCCGGCGCCTCTGCTCCCTACGGTTATCTGTTCTGCGATGGCAGCGAAGTTGAAAAAACAAAATTCAATTTGTTGTTTGATATTATAGGAAATACCTACAATGGAGCTATACCGTTGGTAGGTGTCGGAACTTTTAGATTACCGGATCTACGCGGAAGGTTTCCTCTAGGACGAGATAATATGGACAATGCCAATACGGTCCCTAACAGTACTGGCGGATTCGTCGATGCAGGTGGCGGAAACATAGATAGAGTTTCAGGGACCGCTCCGGACAATATAGGTCAAGGTGGAGGTCAATCTACCAACACGCTGATAGTTTCTAATTTGCCTGACCACGAGCACAACATGAAAGGTTCTACAGGACAGCAATATTTTGCCACGAGATTAGATACTGCTATTCCGTTAGACACCGGAGCATTTTCGGAAAAAGGGCCTACCACTACTGCCCAGGCTCAATACGTGCCGACTTCCGGCGGGATTAAAACGGCAGGGCAGTTAGGACAACCATTTTCAGTAATGAACCCGTTCTTAACATTAAATTATATTATTCACTCTGGCCCGCCAGCGTTCTAAAGGTAAAGCGATATGGCATACACGATTAATAAAACTGACGGAACGATCCTAGCAACTGTAGCAGACGGGCAAATAGATAATATAAGCAGCGATCTAACCCTTATTGGAAAAAATTACAGTGGGTTCGGCGAATCACTGAATGAAAATTTCGTAAAATTATTAGAAAATTTTGCGAACACGGCACAGCCAGAAAATCCCATACGCGGACAGATATGGTTTGATGTCAATGAATTAAAATTAAAAGTTTATAGTGGAAATGGATTCGTACCAGTCAGTTCCGCTACTATTTCAAACACACAACCTACAAATCTAGGTGTAGGAGATCTTTGGTTCAATGATGTAGATAAACAGTTATTTTTCTTCGATGGTGCTAATACGATCTTATTAGGTCCTGATTATTCACAGAGCCAAGGCGTGAGCGGTCTGAGAGTAGCAAATATATTAGATACCCTTAATCAGAACCGAGTCATTACTTACCTTTATACCAACGGGATTCTTTTAGGAATATTTTCTAAAGATTCGTTTACACCTAAATTACCGATCGAAGGATTCAGCGGAATTATCAATCCTGGATTTAACGCTGGGACACTTCCGGGAATAAAATTCTACGTCACTGCAGCAAATTCAGATAGTCTAGGAAATCAACCGGCAAGTTCTTATGTGAGAAACGATGCTAATAACATTATCAATGGACAATTAATCCTTACATCAAATCTAGGTCTAATCATTGGTGATGCTAATCAGGGGCAATTTAATGTATTTGACGGTGATCTAACTGTTGCAAACATCGCTTCTAATAAAGATATCACATTAACTGTCCGGCGAGATGTGATTGCCGAACAAGCGATAAAAATCAGATCTCTTGCCAGAAAGGTCAATATCTACGAAGGTATTTCAGCCAGCGAAGTTGATATCGGCGGCGATTTGACTGTGCAAGGTGACCTCACAGTCAACGGAGATCTGGTAACTATCAATACCAGTACCGTGACTGTAGAAGACAAGAATATTGTTTTAGCAAAACAGACAGGAATAGTTCCTACAGATACAAATGCAGCCGGCGGCGGTGTAATATTGCAAGGAGCCACTAGCCATGTGTTCTTGTGGCATGACGTAGGACAGGTGCCGACACCCAATTCTGCAGAGGCTATCGCAGGGGGTTATAATGATTCGTTACCTCAACTGTACAGCGGAGCCTGGAATAGTTCGGAACATATAAATCTTAAATCTGGCAAGGAGTTCCAGATCGACGGAGTGACTGTGTTGTCTGCGACCTCTCTAGGCCCGGGCATTACCAGTATCCCGGGCGTCACATCATTTGGACCTCAGACGCAATTCACAGTAGATGATATCTTTATGGATGGTTCTACTATAGAAGTCACTGCGTCGAACACAGATTTAAATTTAGTTATCGACGGATCGGGAACATTAAATCTAGGAAGCAAGAAAATATCTAATCTAGCGAATCCTACCTCTAACCAAGATGCTGCTACTAAAGTTTATGTAGATAATACGGTGAGGAGCAGGAGCCTAGTGTTAAGTATGGATATATCTGACGGCATCTCTAATTCGGGTATCGCTATTCTTCTCGAACAGATAGCACCGGTGTCGGAATACTCCAGCGGAACCATAGCAAGGATTTTATGTTCATTGTTAGTGAATGGTACTACTAGTCTAAACATCAATCCTTTGGTATCGACCGGTGCTACAGAATTCGTAACTCCTACTGGTACAGCCTTTGGTCTCAGTAGCATTGCTTTTTCGAGTGCGTCTATTGCGGCTCCCGGAATTCTAGTTTCTAGGACAGTAAAAACTTTCCAGATAGTGAGTGGAGCATGGACATTTGTGTCTTAATCAAAATTGGAGCGATAGATGGCTTACGTAATTAATAGAACCAACGGATCTCAATTAGTAGTTTTAGAAGACGGAACTGTGAATACATCTACCAGTGTAGGATTAGTTGGTAGGAATTACACCGGTTACGGAGAAATACAAAATGAAAATTTTGTAGGTTTGTTAGAAAACTGGGCCAATAATAATCCACCGCCTAGGCCATTGTCGGGACAGACATGGTTCAACGCTCTCAACAAAACTTTAAATGTTTATAATGGAGTTGCTTGGTCTCCTGTGGGATCTGCGATTATTCAAAATTCTGCTCCGGAAGGTACTACGGGAACATTGTGGTTTAAAACAGCAACTTCACAACTTTTTGTCTATAATAATGATTCTTGGAACCTAATAGGTCCCGAAGGCGCGGAAGGATTTGGCGTAACAAAGATTAGATCTCGCCAGGTCCTGGACAATTTTGGCAACCAAAAAATCATACTAGAAGTTTTAGTAGACGGTGAAGTGATAGGAGTTATTAGCAAAACAGCATTTCAGTTAGACGATAGCACACCTATCGCAGGATTCGGACAGATTTCTGCAGGATTTACTATATCATCTGCGAAAAATTTTAAAGGAATATTAGACGGAAATGCAGCCTCGGCGACAAGATTAGCCACACCAAGAACTATTAATGGTATCGCATTTGATGGACAGAATGATATAAATGTTACTGCACCTACGACGGGAACATTATCTAGAGGGTCGTACCTTACTGGTGCTAATTTTAATGGTGCGACAAGCACGACCTGGCAGGTAGATGCCAGTCCATCTAATTTGATTGGAAAAGTTGTGGCCAGAGACAGTGCCGGTGATTTTGCAGCCGGGACTATCACGGCTAATTTAATAGGAAATGTCACAGGTAATGTAACAGCCACAGAGGGATCCAGTTCTTTCAATGTTGTGCAGGCTAATCAATTCGTCGGAGCCACGCTGAGCGGTAATGCTCAAACAGCGACTCGATTAAAAACGCCCAGGACGATAAACGGAGTTCAGTTTGATGGAACTGCTGATATCACTGTTACTGCGGCCGCTGATACATTGACTGGTACACAGTTAGCCGCTAATATAGTGACATTGGGCACTTTAACGAATCTATCCACGACAGATCAAGGAATCACGATAGGTTCTCAGATAAATCTGTTTCTAGAATCCGGATCAGTGCCAACACTCCGATGTTCGGTACCTAATAAAAGCCTAAATATCGAAGTCACTGATGTGACACAACCAGGAGGATATGCTCATGTCGGGTTATTGCCTAGCGATGTTGCACTGTCGCTAGGGGGAAATAATAATCCCGCATTTGCCCCAGAGAATAGTAACATAACTGATTTAGGACTGACTACTAAAAAATGGAAAATAGTCTATGCCGGTATTTTTGACGGTACAGCCATCGCAGCCCAATACGCCGATCTCGCCGAAAATTATCAGGCAGATAAAGATTACGATCCGGGAACGGTTTTAGAATTCGGTGGAAATTTTGAGGTTACTCTAGCAGAGGACGAAACACGCAGAGTAGCGGGAATAGTTTCCGGTAATCCCGCATATTTAATGAATAGCGGATTACAGGGAAATCATGTAATTGCGCTTGCTTTACAGGGACGAGTACCCTGCAAAGTTAGAGGTAAGATTCGCAAAGGAGATATGCTGGTCAGCGGTGGAAACGGTTATGCTAGACCTACACATGATCCTAAATTAGGCACTATTTTAGGTAAGGCTCTTGAAGATTTTGACGGGTCGGACGGGGTTATTGAGGTCGTAGTGGGTAGAATTTAAAAGAAACCATTTACGATAAATAACACTATAACGGAGTTAATCGATGGCATATCAAGTAGATAGATTTAATGGAACATTTTTAGTATCTGTAGATGACGGTACCATCGATACCACCACTGATATTCGTTTTGTAGGTAAAAACTATGCCGGATACGGCGAAGTACAGAATGAAAATTTCCTACACTTATTAGAGAATTTTGCCAATACCAGTGCTCCACCTAAAGTAATCACAGGTCAGATCTGGTACGATAGCGGAAACAAAAAATTAAAATTTTATGATGGTAATAGGTTCAGGACGGCTAGTGGTGCCGAAATAGGACCTACTGCACCCTCCGGGCTTCAAACCGGAGATTTTTGGTTTGATACTAGCGCAGAACAATTATATGCCTACAATGGTTCTACTTTTGTGCTTATTGGTCCAGAAACTGCCCCTGAATTGGGTGCCTCTTCGTTGGTCGCGCAGGTCGTAAAAGATAACCTAGGAACCAATCACAGCATAGGTAAATTTATAACGGGCGGAGACACGGTTGTAATCGTCAGCAAAGATGCCTTTACATTAGATAGTTCGATTAATCCGATCACTGGATTTACGGCGATTAAAAAAGGTTTAAACTTAGTTAATACTAATAGTGTTACTGGAGTTACTAGCACAGATCATTTCTATTGGGGCACTGCTTCAAATGCTGCTAGATTAGGTGGATTCTTGGCTACAGAATATGTCAGGACCAGCGAAGTAAGATTTGACAGTGAAGTTAATTATTCAGATCCTGGTTTCACAGTCGGTGGTAATTTTCCTGATTATTCCAAAGATCTCGTGATACGTATAGAAAATGGTGACGAACCGGTGATTGAATCAAAATTGGGTAATCCATTGACTTTGCGTGTCAGGGCAGCGGGTAACAGTTTACGGAATTTTTATATCACCTGAATCAAAATTGGGTAATCCATTGACTTTGCGTGTCAGGGCAGCGGGTAACAGTTTACGGAATTTTTATATCACCAGTACTGGTTTCATTCCCGGGACTAATAATTTTTATTCTTTAGGTACCTCCACAGAAAGATGGTCTAATGTTCATGCCTTTACATTTACCGGAGATTTAACGGGCAACGTCACAGGTAACACCGCAGGAACGCATACAGGACCAGTAGTTGGTAACATTACCGGCAATGTTACTGGTAATGTCACCGGCACGCTAACAGGAAACGTTATCGGATCAGTGACAGGCACTTCAACGAATGCTCTTACATTAAACAGCCTAGCGGGAGAAAGCGGAGCAGTCGCTACGTCAGTGGTATTGAGAGATGCCAGCGCAAATATCACAGCGACCCGATTCATAGGTGTCGCGGATAGGGTTGATAGATTGAAGATAGATGATACTGCCACTGACACCGATCCGGCCTATCGCTCCGCAAAAACAACAGCGACCGCTAATACTATCGCGGCTAGAGATAGTTCTGGAAATCTATTTGCGGTACTATTTGACGGAACAGCCACCGCGGCAAAATATGCTGATTTAGCCGAAAAATATCTAGCAGACCAAGAATACGATGTAGGCACGGTGATTATGGTGGGGGGAGAAAAAGAAGTCACAGCCTGCGAGTCCGGAGCAAGAGCTATAGGTGTAGTCAGTGCAAATCCTGCTTTTATGATGAACAAGGATCTAGAAGGTGGAACTTATATCGCACTGAAAGGTAGAGTTCCTGTGAAAGTATGGGGACCAATACAGAAAGGTCAAAAACTAATGGCTTGGAATGACGGATATGCAGTCGGTACACATAGTCAGAATGACGTCTTTTTTGCGATTGCATTAGAAAGCAGCGACAAACATGATGTGAAACTTGTTGAAGCAATAGTTTTATAAGGATCAAAAATGGCAAACAGCGTAGGCGGAATAATTGAAGCGGTCGATTATAACAGTATAAGAAACAAAGTCATTGCTGTTTTAGGCTCCGGATCCGGCACATCTGGCTACGGTCAAGATGCAAGAATACAGAGCGGATCAGTATCTAGTGGAGTTGTAGTCGGTGCCGCGCAATGGTCTAATCTCCGATTTGATATTTTTAATTGTTTAGTACATCAAAACGGAACGAATCCTACTATCGTTCAAATTTCTACTGGAGATGTTCTCAGATATGGTGCTGCACATCCTAATAACGCCTATGATACATTAGCCGATACTATAACCACAAATAGATTCAATCTTGGTACAGGAAGATTTTCGACAGAAGCGTTAACTAATACTAATTCCGGCGACATAACATGGTATAGCACATGTTATGTAGATGTTACATATACTTTCAATAATGCCAATGAAGCGAGATTTTTCTTTAATAGCGGAGGACAACTTCGTGTTTCCAGCAGTTTTACTCCCTCAGTGACCAAGGCTCAGACGACTAGTTGGGCTGGTCTATTAGCATCTGCCGGCTCTCGAGCATTTGGTGGACAGATCCCGTCCTCGGGATTTTCGCCTATGGACGGAACAAATTTTTATAGATTGACTAGTTCATTACAGACTTATTATACACTATCTGCCAGCAGCCCTTATTCGGCAAATAATTATAGATTACAGGCACGATGTAATGTATCAAATAATGCCGCTGGAACAGCCAATATCATAGTTATTAGAGTATTATTTACTGATGGTTACGTAGATCCTCCGGGTGGAGGTTCTGGATCGTTCCCTCCAGAAGATTCTGTTAACGGTACGTTCATTGTGTCTACAGACATGATTAAGCCCGGAGGAACGATGCAACCTGCTCCGGCAGCAGGTAACTTTACTGTAAAAGGCCCCAATGGTGCAGGTGGTGGTAGCACCTCTTTCGGTTCATTTATCTACGATACAACGCCTCCTCCGCCTCCCCCATTACCGCCACCGCCGCCACCACCGCCACCACCGCCACCGCCACCGCCGCCACCGCCACCGCCGCCACCTCCCCCGGTGTATAATGAATCGGTATCAATATCGCCGCCTAATTTTGTGGGTCCTTATCCGGTATCTTTCACTGGAAGTGCTAGCGGTGGTGTTCCGTTCACATCATTTACCGCGACTTATACTAACAGAAACACAGGAGTGGTTTTATTATCGGGTAGTTCTACTTTAAACGGATCTGGTGGATTCTCCTCACCTGGAACATGGAACATAACTGGTCAGTTTAGGCTTACTGTGTTCTTTTCCGGTTCCGGAAATACTAGAATTGTAGATTTCAATGCCTCTTAAAATTTGTGGAAAAAGATCAAATACTGATCGTTGAAAATTTTTTAAATCAACGATCAGTTCAAAGTTATTACGATTTCGCTATTTTCTCGAATCTCTGGGAAAACAACGGTCACAGCGTATGGAATAATAGATCTATCAATATCTCTTCCATGCCTGACGACCTTCGTGAATCTATTTTAGAATATCGAATCACAGTTAAAAATAAAATTTTAGATTTTTTTTCTGTAGCCGATAGTTTGTACTGCGATATTTTTCAATTTGTTAGATGGCGAGTCGGAGATTCTTTATATCCACCGCATGCCGATGCAGAATACATCGGCGGAACAACGCATCCGTTTAGTTATAGAAATTATTCTGCCATCACGTACTTAAATGATAATTACAAAGGAGGTGAAATTTATTTCACCGAATTTGATAATTTCAAACCAAAATTATCGCCTGGAACCTTAGTTATTTTTCCTACAACTTTAAAATATATGCATGGTGTTACCAAAGTCCAAGAGGGAGAAAGATATACGATAGCTGGTTTTTTTACATTCGATAAGACGAGACATGACGGATATAAAATCTAAAATAAATGATGAAAACAATCTTATTCCTGATAATGTGATAGCGGTTATATCTCAGGGAGATAAATTTAGACAATCGGTAAATGAAATCGTAGAACCGTTAATCGGAAACAAAAAACGAGATTGGTTTAATTCTCATTTTTATTATTGCCTTCCGTTAGTGATAGGAAATCAATACGGATTCATAATCCGTAGTTATTATACATGGACTGCAATCTGGGATGGTCGAGAAGGTAATGATGCTGTGACAATAGATATAGAAGAACCAGACCTAGATCAACATCAATTTATATCTAGCCATTTTGGTTCAGGAATAGTCACGATTCAAAATAGATTCCATTTTCGAACGGCTAAGAAAGTAAATCTAATAACTTTGAATCCTCCAAATTTTATTCTCGAAAATCTTCAAAATTTAACTGGCGTAATAGAAGCTGATAATCTAAGACGAGATTTTACATTCAATTTAAAAATTACCGCTGCGCACAAGCAGATCAAGATTTGCAAAGGGCAACCTATAGCAGCAATTTTACCGATTCCTAGATATTTCGTAGAAAGTTTCGAATTACGATTAGATAATGAATTATTTTCCGATGAAGTTATCAGCAATGAGCGACGTATGGGATCTAGATTCGCCTATGAGAGACAAGATCCAGATTTAAAAAAACCTCATAATGCTGGTAGAAGATACTGGAAAGGGGAGGATGCTGACAATAACAAATTTGAAAACCATCAACCTAGGCTGCGAAAATAAAAATAAGTAAAAAATTCCAGGTAAATAATATGCACACTTTATTCTGGAGTACAAATGGACGATCGATTAAAAAACGCATTAGATTTTTCTAACTATAGACAGACATTAGCAGTACAACGTAAATCGCTTAAAGAAAAAATACAGGCCAAGTTAACCTATGGGTTCAATGGCGGTATTTTTAAGATTGATCAAACTCTTTTATCTTTTGTTTCAATTCTATGTTCCGAGGGCAGAACACAAGGAGTTGTGCTTTTAGATGCTAATGAAAATCCCATACTCATAGAAAATTTAGAGATGTTCAAAACAGAAATTTTTGATAGATTTTTCTCTGTCGCTTTTGAATATCAAGAAGAATACGATAAAATTAAAAAAAGTAGATCTGTAGAAAAACTAGTAGATCTATGAAAAAAGGAATAGTAATCATAGCTCATAATAGTCGAGATATCGATTATGCTAAAATGGCGATAATATCTGCAAAATTCGCCAAAAAAAATCTTCGATTGCCAGTTAGTCTTATAACTGATGAGTCAACTAAGGAGTGGATGAAAACTTCTAAATTGATGTCGACCGCAGTAGATGTTTTTGAAAACATAATATCAGTGCCTAGACCTGTGCCGGGAAATCAAAGAATTTTACACGACGGAACGACATCATCGACAGTTCCTTTTTTAAACTCAAATAGATCGTCGGTCTGGGATTATACTCCTTATGAAAAAACGTTGATGATAGATAGCGATTTTCTTATAATGACAGACGTCCTAAACAATTATTGGGAAATCAATCAAGATGTGTTATTAGGTCAACGATTTAATGATATACAAGGTGATCGAAAGGGATATCTAGATGATTGGATCAGCGAAACAGGAGTTCACCTTTATTGGGCAACTACAGTAATGTTTACTAAAAACGAAAATAGCAGAATATTTTTTAAATTAATTGATTTTATAAAAGATAATTATAAATTTTATGCAGACCTTTTTAGATTTGATCCTAGACAATATAGAAACGATATTACATTTAGTATAGCATATCATATATTAAATGGTTTTGAATTTAATAGATATTCTTTGCCCGCAATTTTAACTTTGCAAGGAAAAGATATATTGGAAAAAATATATGAAAACGGAAGAATGATATTTTCAATCAAATATTGGAATGATGATTTATCTTTTTATCTAGCATCGATAAAAGACCAAGATATTCATATAATGAACAAGCAAAGTATTATTAGAAATTACGAAGGATTAATCAATCTATGAATTTCGGATATTTAATAATTGTTTCTAAAAATGAATCTGTTGATTATTTAAAATTAGCATATGTTTTAGCCTTGAGTATTAAAAATACTCAAAAATCGGGATATGATAAAGTAGCATTAGTTATAGATAATAAGACTTCATTGGAAAAAATTAAATCATCTTGGGTATTTGATCATATAATAGAGTGGAATCAGGAAACGTTCTGGGACGGAAGATCCTGGATGGATAAATTAACTCCTTGGGAATATACAGTATGTTTAGATGCAGACATGCTATTTTTAAGAGATTACAGCCATTGGATTGATTATTTTATAGAAAATTGCGAGTTGTACGTTCCGAATCGAAGTTTTACATATAGAGGAGAGGTCATTACCAATGATTTTTATAGAAGATGTTTTACTAAAAACGATCTTCCTAATTTATATTCTATGTGGACATGGTTTCGTAAAGATTCAAAATTAGTCGAGGAATTTTTCAGTCTAGGAAGATACGTTCTTAAAAATCCTAAAGAATTTAGTAATTTATTCTTAACTGAATTTAAACCTAAGGTGATAGGCACAGACGAAGCGTTTGCATTATCATCTAAAATTCTAGATATACAAGATGATGTTTCTTATGATTTAGAATTTCCTAGAATCGTACATATGAAAGGTGAAATACAAAACTGGCCCTGGCCTGCCGATAAATTTACAAATCATATAGGGTTTTATTTAAACAAAGATGCTCGATTAAAAATAGGAAATTATCAGCAGTACGACATTGTTCATTATGTAGAAAAAGATTTAATTACCGATGAAGTAGTTAGCATTCTTGAGGAGATAGCGTGGAAGACGCGATAAAAGATTTAATAGAATGGATGCAGAGTCTTCCTGTAACAGAGATCAGATACTATGCTGTATTTGATCCTGCATCCGGCGGTATTTTAGGTATCTATCCGGATCATTCATGTCCGTCTGTTTCTAATAAAATAGAAGTTGATGAGGAGATTGCACAATCAGTTCTCGAAGGTAAAACATTATTAAATTCGTATGTCGTTAACACAGATGATAATTCTTTAGAAATTATTGAAAATAAAAGTCTGACTAAAATTGATGATGTTTTACATAGAATAATCGATTCTTCTTGGTCAGATATCTCAGATCCGGATGTAATAATTTCTGTTTTTTCTAAAAAAATGATAATAAAATTATCAGATAAATTTTATAAATCTAGAAAAATTTATTGGGATGGCAGCACAGAAATGTTATTTCTCGTGACCGATTATAATGATCCAAACGGATTACACGAAACTTTTTCGACTACTGTGGATAATTTGTTCAATTCGAAAATCATAGAATTTGAAATCAATGTTCCTCTGAATTTTAGTATCTATACCAGAAGAATTTTTAAAAATTATGTAATGAATTATGAAAATAATTGAATTTGATGTAGTTTTTCTAAGTTATGATGAACCTAATGCAGATCTACATTATGCTGATCTGTGCAACAAAGTTCCTTGGGCAAAGCGTGTTCATGGTGTAAAAGGCAGTGATGCAGCGCATAAAGCCGCAGCGGAGTTATCGGAAACTGATCGATTCGTCACTGTAGATGCAGACAATATTGTCTATACTTCTTTCTTTAATTTAGATTTGGATCTTAAGAAAGAAATTGACGTATATAGTTGGGTAGGAAAAAATATTATTAATGGTCTTATGTACGGTAATGGCGGAGTTAAATTATGGAAAAAAGATTTTGTTCTAAACATGAAGACTCACGAAGCCAGCAACAGCGATCGTGCTCAAGTAGATTTTTGTTGGGAAAAAGGATATAGACAATTTCCAGATTGTTTTAGCGATGTAATTATTACTGGTTCTCCATTCCAAGCATGGCGAGCAGGATTCCGTGAGGGCGTTAAGATGACCTTGCTCGATGGAGTCAAAGTTCCACCGCAAGAAATTAAAGAACGTATTTGGTGGCACAATTTACATAGATTGAAGCAGTGGGCAACAGTTGGATCACATGTTGACAATGGAAAGTATGCCGTTCTTGGAACTAGGATGGGAACCTGGATGACTAATTGTACAGATTGGGATTATGTGCAAGTTAGAGATTTTGAAGTATTGAAAGAAATCTATGAAACTCAAGTAAAACATTTAGATATAGAACATGACACACAAGATTTAGGAACGAAAATTAAACACGAATTGGGATTCAATTGGCCATATCTAGATCCTAAACAAAGCGAATATACCTATAATCTTTATATAGAAACCATAGAATTATCAAAAACCTATTATAGATCCTCTCATGAAATATGATCTTTTCTATGTCAGCAAAAATCAAATAAACGAAAACGACTGGAAACTATTTCAAAGTCGATTTCCGCTAGCACAGAAACTTGAGAATGTTGATTCTTTAGATAAAATAAAATCTAAATCTCTGACTAAATTTTTCTGGGTGGTTTGGAACGACCTAATAGTCGAAGAAGGTTTTTCTTTCGATTATACGATAGAAATTTGGGATCGTTCTTATGTTCACATATTTAAAAATAAAGACTTTTTTGATGGAATTTGTATTTTTTCTAAAGAACATAATGTTACAAATAGAGAATTTTCTTATAGACTCTTTTTAAATAAAAAAGAAATAGATATAGTTGCATCTCGTCCTCGACAATTTGAAAAATTTATCATAGACACGTATGATGATTATATCGATGCTTGCGACAAAAGTAGAATGGAAATGTTTTGGATGATACCTAAAGAAGTAGAGGTTTTAGATTTTGACTTTGATCTTTATTTTAATCATCATAATTTCTATGATAGAAATATGAATCATGTATTTCAACATAAGTTTAGGAACGAATTAACTTACAACGGAATCTCCTGCATTCCTAAAAATAAAAAATTATCGAAAAAAGAAATTGATTTTAGATTTCCTATCGAAAAAAAACAATACGAAATCGTTGCATCTAAATTAAAATCTTATGATATTGTTTTTATCAGTTATAATGAGCCTAATGCAGATGAAAATTTTGAAAAATTAAAATCGAGATTTCCTAGAGCAAAAAGAGTGCATGGTATAAAAGGTATACATAATGCACACAAAGCCGCTGCTGGAATAGTAGAAACAAACATGTTTTATGTAGTAGATGGCGATGCTGAAATAGTAGATGATTTTGAATTCGATTATGAAGTATCTAGATACGAAAGAGATATCGTTTTTATTTGGCAATCTATTAATCCTATAAATGATTTGGTGTATGGATATGGCGGAGTAAAATTGTTACCCAGAGATTTAGTTCTTTCAATGAATACAAATACTGTAGATATGACGATGTCGATAAGCGATAGATTAAAAGTGATAGAATTAGTTAGTAACAAAACTAGATTTGATACAGACGAATTTTCTACATGGAAATCTGCATTTCGCGAATGTGTAAAACTGGCTAGTCGTCCTGTGGATGAGACATATGATGAGGAAACAGATTTAAGATTGCAAGCATGGTGTAATCTCGGTCGAGATAGATTGTTTGGAAAATATTCTATTGACGGTGCTATAGCAGGAAGAGAGTACGGATATGATAATATCGGAAACAACGATGCGTTATTTAAAATAAATGATTTTGAATGGCTTAAGGACCTGTATGAGCAACGAACAAAAAATATTCATCCTTAAGTCTAAAATTGATGATACGTCTTATCAAAGTACGTCGCGGTCTATGGACATAAGTATACAATGAGCAAAATTATACCTATAAAGAATGAAACATTATGTGCAGTCCCTTGGATGCACTTAAACTTTGAGCCAAACGGCAAAGTGGTGCCGTGTTGCCTCACTAGCCATCATAACTATTTTGCAGGTGACTTAACTACGCAAAGCATCGAAGAAATCTGGAATAGCGATAACATGAAGAAGTTACGCAAAGACATGATTGAAGGAAAGCGTCCTAAGGTCTGCGATACTTGTTTTAACAAAGAAGATGTTACTGGCGTCAGCGGCAGGTTTTATCACAATCGAGACTTTCCTGATGTGCTAGAAAAGATTCCTAGCATTACATTAGAAGACGGAACTTGCACTGAAATGGATTTGAAGTACTGGGACTTTCGTTTTAGTAACTTGTGTAACTTCAAATGCCGTAGTTGCGGGCCACGATACAGCAGTGCGTGGGTGCCCGATGCCAAGAAACTAGGTTACACTGACCAAGAAAAGGTATGGAACATTGAAGGAGTCGAGGATAAAACAAACTTCGACTTCTTAGAAGATCAAATGGATAACGTTAAACGTATCTATTTTGCTGGTGGTGAACCGTTGTTGATGGACGAGCACTGGCATATACTCGATAAACTTGTAGAAAATAAACGTTTCGACGTTAAACTTAGCTACAATACAAACTGTTCAGTTCTCGAATATGGAAAAAAGAATGTACTAGACTACTGGAAGCAATGGAAACTGGGCAAATTAGAAGTATGGCCTAGCATCGACGAGATTGACGAACGTGCTGAATTGATCCGTAGCGGCACAGTATGGAGTAAGGTAGCAGACAATCTCAAAGAAATTGCCAAATATGATAATATTATCATGCGACCTGGCATGACTATCGGTGCATGGAACGTTGCCCGATTGCCCGAGATGATTACTTATTTGACAGACTTGGGTGTTATTAGAAGGCATCCTAATATATATCGATATGTCAACTATAACAACTTCTTTATCAACTTACTGGATCATCCTAAACATTATCATGTAAGTATCTTACCAGACGATTACAGAATGTCTACCATAGAAAAGATAGAATCGTTTATTGTAGAGTACAATAAAAAATACAATACTAGCATAGATTCTATTTTTACACAGATACTTCACGAACTACGCCAGCCATTTAATCTAGAAGCCGCTAAAAAGTTTCTAATAGTATCTGCACAAGTAGATAATCTGAGAAAAGAGAATGTATTCGAAACTATTCCAGAGATGGAGGTTGTTCGCAAAGCGGTGAAAGGTCTATGAAAAATAGTTGATTATATACCCGAACTTGGAGAGTTATTTACTAAATCAATAAAATGAATAAAAAATATTGTCCCTATGCGTGGAATCATTTTTCAACAAATGTTTAAAGTATATCCCTAGATTGTTTTTTAATATCTTGTTTTAATCGATCAACATCAATTTTAAAATCGATCTTTTTAATATCTTCTTTGAATTCTTGAAAAGTATCTACTAATCTCGTAGCAACTAGTTCGTTAGGAAGATCGTATAATTGTTCTTGTATATTGATTTCCCAAACTCTTCCATCGGTAAACTCCATCCGAACCATATCTATATAATAGACTGGCATCGTATTCATATACATATCTTCAAAAATCTCAGGCCACTCCTCGACGAGGTGCCGAGGAGGTTTAAACAACGATTTAGGCATCTGCTGTTTCTTTGACCTTTGAAGATTTCTTTACAGTGGGATCGAGTTCTTCTGCTTCTTTTCGTAAACGTGCTGCTTCTTTGTAAAGAGCATCTGCCTGGCTACGTAAACCTTTAGCGATATCTTTGTCAGTTAAAGTTTCGTTTGCCTTGGCCTGTATCTTAGTAGAAGCAGGTTTCGGTTCACCTACATCTCTGCCCAAGTCTTCTACGGTAGCGACGTCTTCTATAGTCGCATCGGTTTTTTTAGGTGCACCTGATACAAAACTGCAAAGGTCGTCTACGGCGCAATTTTTTTGTTCAGCGATCAATAGATTGAGAGAGTGTAAAGGAATAGTATCGTTGGGAGTAGGAGTCATTAATATCGAATCAGTAGTTACCCTTTCTAATAAGCCGTCTGCTCGAAGGGCTTGTAGCATAGGTCTGCCATCCGAAAACGTACGAGTAAACAGTATCTCTCCGAATTCGAATGATTCCTGTGCTTGATCGCTTTCCACTACTTTCATGATAGAGTCATGATATGAATCAGATAACTGTGCTACAGGTATCACCAGAGCATAGTTAGATTCGCCGGGAAGCGTTCTAAATGCCACCAAAACTTTCGCTCCCGACTTGATAGCTCTTCCGATATGTTTTAGTGCTTTCATATTATTGTTCCTTTTTGCCTACTGCTTCTAAAAAAGCAGATAGTTTGTTGTATGTTTTCCCTACTACTTCTAGTTCAGCGGCTTTGAAAGCGCCTCGTTGCGATGCGATCTCGACAATATTTCTTAAAGCAGATAAGTCGGTGATATTTAGATCAGGACCTGCAGGGGCTTGAGTCGCCGCGGCATCGGTTTGACCAGTAGCAGGAACTTCTTGATTTTGTACGTCTTCAGTCATTGATTTCTCCTTAAATGTGGACAGGCTAGTATAAAATAAGTTATCTCTTTTTGATCTTCAAAACCCGCAAATCTGGATGTTTTAAGTTTGCCATCCTCAGTTACATAAGGACGATCTAACAGATAATAACGACCTTTGAGATTGGAGATAATCCAATCTTCGATCAGGTCATCTCCCCAATCTGGTTTTCCTATATTAACTTTAGAAAAATGAGAAACTTCTGTCGCCATTTTTCTGCAGTTTAATATATCTAAGGCATTGAGATCAAACATAGCGAATTATTTAACACAAATATTTTTTATGAGGATGATTCTTGGATTAATCTTTTGGACATGGCTTTTGAAGATCCCATTTTTTTAACGTCTCCAGAAAAAAGATATAATTCAAACGCTGATTTTTCCGATAATACTTTTATGTAACGTTTTTCTAAATGCCATGGAGTTTCTAGAAATTGATCTAACCAAATTAAAACCTGAGGACCTATGATTAGATCTTTAGGTAATTCTATTTTATATGTTTTTATTTCTGATTCGGTTTCGATAAATTCCAAACAGCGATCGGTAATGCGCAGGCCACCTTCCTTTTTTCCACGTGTGCTAAACCACCATCTTCCTCGATGATCTTTTATAGTCCGGTCGTCGCAAGGCTGACCAGCGGCCTTCAAAAAAATTCCAGTGTACCTATCTTTTGGATCCATCACTTATTTGATTTCTTCACCGACCGTTAGTTTACAGACACTGAAATCATTTGTCTTGAATAATTTGTTTAATTTTTTTGCTAGATTATAAGCATGACCGGGATTTGAAAAACTGACCTTTTTATATTTAGGTCCTGGATAACTGGCCAACAGACTGCCGCTTTTTAAATTGAAAGGCTTGCCTTTGTAAAAAACTGCCCAAATGGCTTCGCTTTCTAGAATTTGTTCTACTTTGTAGTTCTCTTTGTTAGCGTATTCGAGAATTACTTTTGGTTTTGGTCTGCTCATCTAATATACGTATCCTAATTAACCACGTATATATTTATCAGATCTAGAAAGAGCCCCCGTCGAATTTAACATCAATTTTTGTAGTTGATTCTCGTATTTCCGACAATATCTGATGGATATCCTGTACTGTTTTGCCTAATCTGTTAGTAAGTATCGCTAATTCCGAAGTTAATTCTCTGGCTTCTTGTATAGTGATTCGTATCTCTTTCTGTTGACTGCGTTCCGCTACTGCAATCCTAGATATTAATTTTTCTATAGTAGGTAATGTGTTTGGTAAATTATTTTGAGACATTTGATAAAACCTGTTTCATTTCTATATCTGTTTTAAACGGACCTTTATACGGATATCGTTGGAGAGTGATTAATTTAGGACAGAATGATTTAACCCAACCTTTATCAAATTTAATCACGTAATATCCAGCACAATATAAACTCTTTGAATCACTGCTTTTTGTAAATAGCGGAAGTTTTCTTTTAACATCGTACAACGGATTATGAGGTTCGGCCGATGTAGCATAACCATGTACTTCGTTTGGTTCGGCGTTGTCTTTTTCTTTTATAATTTTAACCACGAAGAAATTTTTTCCGAATTGGCGAGTAAGGCTTTCTTTATCATAATAGATTTTAATGCCTGACTTATTGCTCATCACAAATCGATTGTCTTCATTCTTTCGTAAAGTAGCAATCTTTTCACCGTCTTCTTCTACGATCCAAAATTTATCGTCGATGATTGGTTTAGCATATAATTCTGTCATAGTGTGTACCTCGCGTTAAGTGGTTCGGCATAACTCTGTGCCTGTTCGGCGATCTTCTTCAAATCATACAAATGACAGAATTTCATTAAACGTATGCCAACCTGGCTGACGTTTTTGTCAGCACCAGTGGCCTCGGCGATGGTGGCGGCGATGATTTCTTTGATGCGTTCTGGTTGATATGAGAGATCAATCAATCGGCGATTGCGCTCATAGTCTTCCAGCACACGATGTTCCTTGCCTTCATGATCGGTCCAACGCTGTAGCATGAGATTGTTCCACGAAAAACCTTTTGCTTTTCGATCTTCAAAAGCTTCCATGAGCCCTACCTTCTTAGATGTACCTTTGGTCCTAACACCCGGATAGGCAGAGAATACGTTGTCTGAAGTGTCGCCTCGCATACATTTCTCAAACAACAGCCACTCTGGATCGGGCGCTGGCTTGGCTTCTTTGGTCTTTTTGTCAACGACGGGCCTGCCTTTGTCATCAAAGATACCTTCGTGCGTGATGGTCTGCTCCATGACACCGTTATACTGTCGTACATTAGGGGCGATCAACTGCACGAAGTCTGTGTCAGTGCTGATGACCACATGATCGTCGTTGGGATGGCTCCGGATCCAACCTGCGATCAAGTCGTCTGCCTCCAGTTCCGGATTCTGTAAGACGGTACAGTTGGTCTTGTCTCGAACAAAATCTTTGAACGTATCAAAGGCTTCCCAAAACACACGTTCTTCCTCTTGCTCACGTTCGTTGTGTGCGGCACGAGCGTCAGAACGATTACGCTTATATGGTTCGTAAAAATCTTTGCGCCAAGATCTGCCCTCTAAACAGAAGATAACATGGCTACCATTAAATTGTTGCCATGCCTTGCGTATAGAGTTTAGAGTTATATGGAATGCCATGCCGAGTTTGATATCAGCATCACCGTTAATGACATGCCTTGCACGGAAGAATGTGTTGGCAGTATCAACTAGTATGTATGTCATAGATTGTTTTTCTTTACTGTCTGTATGTCTAAGGAACCTGTTTTCACAGGGCCACCGTAATCACCATCAACTACCACATTGGCACAGAGTTCTCTGAACCAGCGATCAACGATCTCTTCGTCTCTGTCACCGTCCGCACCATAACCTTCTTGCTTTAATTTTAACACGAAAAGGTCGTTCCAGTCAAGTTCAAAAAAGCCGTTGCGTATATTGTCTTGGTTTATATGGGTATTTAGTACGCCAACCCATGGCTCTTTTCGGCGTGTAGCACGCTCTTTGGGCGATAATTTAGCCAATTCTTCCTGTTCCTGTGCGAGGCTCGCCGCTCGTTCTGCCTCGATCTGTTTGGCTTTGGCTTCTTCTAGTGATTCTTGTGCCTGCCGGAGGTCCTGCTCAATTTTATCAATGCCCAATAATCGCTTTACTATTTTCATTGTTTTCCCTTTAGGTTCCCCAAGCATTTTTGAACAATGGGACCTGTAAACGATCGCTGTAGCGATAGCCTAGTTTCATCGCAAGTTCCGCTACCCGCTTGTTGTTGAGGCTGTAGACGGTTTCTACACCGCCCACGGGCATGAGATACACCGGACCTTCAAACCCATGCGCACGATAGATATCTACAGTTTCTTCCGCTTCTTCCGCATCCTCTTCTGTGGCTATGACAAATTTCAAATAGGCGTAGCCGTATTCTTCATACTCGCAGACTACCTCGGGTTTGATAGCACGTTCTCTGCTCTCACCCGAGCAACTGAGTTTGGCGCTGACTGAGAAAGTGACTGAATTATGTCCTCGACCCATGCTAATGGTACCGTCGTGATGCCATTCTCTGTGCAGCCAAGTTTTGAACTCGTCTGTGAGTGCTTGGGTACCGTTGGTCTCGAATGTCAGCTCTTTCAATGAACGCATACGATCGTGGCTCAGTAGTTCTGGATAGAGGTTCTGCCATTTCAGCAAAGGTTCTCCTCCGGTGATGACCAAATGTTCATCTCGCCACTCTTTGTAGGGCAGGGAGTCTACCACTCGATTTGCCACATCGTCAATGTCCATGAATGGCGATAGATGTTTCATGGCTGGATGCCAAGTGGCGTAACTATCGCAGCCTCGTTCTACCAAAGGCAGTTCTTCGTATGTTTTATAGAGATGGATATTTTTGGCTACCTGATCAGGCTCGTCTGTGAGTTCACCTCGAGGCATGCCAAATCCACCGCATTTGAAGTTACAGCCAAATGTACGAAGAAACACACTAGGCACGCCCATATAGCGTCCTTCGCCTTGTATGCTGTAGAATATTTCAGAGACTTTTAGTTTTTCCATAGTTTATTATACACTCTTTTTCTTTAATTGCCAAGAGCCGTCTTTCAAATCAATCCATTCTATGACATCGCCTTCTCGCCAACCTGCGGATTCTAACAAGTCTTCGGGGAAGGTCAATATGCCATCTCCGGTCTCAGGATCCTCTTCTACTGCGAGGGTCCAAGATGTTCGCTTAACATTATCTTGCATAAGAATGCATCCTTTTCATCTTTAAATTTAAAACTCATCCAATCCGTACAGACTTCTGTGGTGAATCTGTCGCCCGGAAGTCCAAAATGATCGACTATGTCGGCACAGAGATCGCTCCAACCGGTGACAGTATCGCCGGCCTTCCAATGAATTAATATTTCGTTCAATTCAATATCTTGCATATTTCATTCTCTATAGCCAGAGATACTAATCGATTTCCTTCTTTGTCATAATGATTAACATCGCCTCGGTGTTGCTGCCATAATTCGCTGAAATCTAAATGATTTTTTTCTATCTGATATTGTGCTGTAACAGGCATATGGGAAATCGCGATATATGGTATCTGTATTTTATTTTTGATTTCTTTTCTCAATAGATTATAGACATCGATCTGATATTCGTCGTCATAATGATATAAAAACCAATTGCGAGCAGTTTGCAATGATCGATTAAAAAAAGAAAATTTTCTATCAATGTCATTGTATAATAGATCGCAATTTTTGTGCAACCCCGATGAATGAATTGGATGTTGTTTTGTATGTACTCTACCTGGACTGGTGTGATTAACAATTATGATGTTGTAGTCGTTTTGGTTTATAGACTCTATCTGTTTTAGGATTTTATATTCGCCCACTCCCGCTTGAGATATGTTAGTGATTTTAAAATCAGATGCGAAAAGATTTGGCCATCCAATGTTATTATTTTTAGATTGCCAATTGGCTCCGAAACTATCTCCTGCTATTAAGATGTGCATTGATTTTTAAGCCAGGGTAAGTACTTAGTTGCGATGAGTTCGTGATATTCTCTGTTATAGTGTTCTTGATCTTCTAAATAATATTTTGTATGATCGATATGACGTTCTTTCATAAATCCTTCTACAGCCTTGCGTGTTAGCACTGTAGATTTTAATTTTCCATAATAATCAAAAGTCTGAGGATATCGTAATCGATCAGTTACGTTGAATAGATATAGTCTAGCTCCTCGTTCGTCACACATTCGATCCCATGCGAATACGTTCAATAAAAAATCTCTCTTTTCGATGAATGTGTTCATATCAAAAAATAATTTTATCTGCATAAATGTATGCTCTCTAAGATTAGGAGTTTTTAAACCGTTTTGAGGATCTAAATCTAATCCTGGAAAATTATTGTAATCATCGTTAAGTGCTTTATTAAACAATTGTAGATTTTCACCTTCTATCGTTAAATCGCTGTAACGATCTATAAATCCGTCAGACGAGGGAATCTTAGTAGTGAAATGATCTACCGGCACAACATTATCGGTTAACTTACCATCGAACCCTACAGTAAATCGATTGAATGGGGCCATACATAAAAAAACTTCATCGATATCGTCGTAGAGGTTGAACATGGATTTCATCCAGTCGGTGTAGACCCTATTGTTGACTCCAGCCATAGCATATATAGCCACTGGTTTATTATTTTCTTCTGAATAGACTTCTGCATAATTATTGTTGTTCCAATAGGTATACGAACCTGGTCCTAGATTTACAGGATGGCTCCAATAACCGCAGGTATGACTATCTCCGATAAACAATGATCTAGGCATTATTTAAAATATTTCTCCATGACCTCTAGTTTGTCCATGTACTCTGCAATGTATCCCGCTTCCTTTTCGATGGCTTCCATGATATCAGAATGCTCATGGATGGCAGTGGGATTGTTCAACAAGACTTCGATGTTCATCTGATGCTTGAGGATGTGTGCTTGGAAGTGCTGTTTGCTGGCTTCGATTAGTTGTTGTCTCATATCAGTTTCCTATTTGGTCGGGATCTTCGTCAAAATGCTCCATGAGGTATGCTTCATATTCTTCTTCGGTCATCTCATGCAGACCTGTACAAAATCCTGTCGCGCTACGACCGCAGCCGCAAGGTGTTTTTTCTTCCGTCATTTTCTTCTCCATTGATGGGTGTATATCGCCTAATCTGTATCCTTGGGCCATAACTTGTAGTTTCCTCTTTCTGGTATGACATGGCGAACACCACCACGAGGATCTGCCATATCGCCCTTTCTCCTAGGTATCAAATGCACATGAGGCCAAGTGCAGGTCTGTCCTGCAGCTTCACCTATGTTTATTCCAATGTTAAAACCGTCCCATTCACCTTCCAGCAGTTTTCGTTCACCGTGCCGGATGGCGCTAGAGAAAGCGTCATTCAACACACCAAAGGTATTGTATTTAGGCACGAACAAGAGATGCCCTTCAGTTACTGGATAGATATCACGGAAGATTTTTACATGAAAATCTTCTTCCACTAGTTCTGTCCAGGGAGCACCTTTTGAATCATCTATGCAGTCGACTTCCCATGGTACCACTTTTGATATTCCTATCATCTCGTCCATTCCTTTCTGTGCTCTGCGGGCACACTATTTTCGCGCACTACGAACTCTAAGCCCGCCATACTGCCTACATAGGCTTTGGTCTGTTTCATATAAGACATCCTAATTTTGACGGTACTCACAGCCACTTCTAGAAAGGCATCTTTCTTGTGATTCAATATGTCTGCTTCTACATTGACGCCTTTGTCTGTACAATGCAACATTATTTTCATTTTTTAACTCTTTTAGAAAAATCACACAACTTATGATAGCCCATGACATAGCAGCCGCAATGTTTGCCCAAGATCCAA